TATCTATAATAATTATAGGTTTAATAGTATTCCTATGGGGTAAATCTTGTGGTAATAAAGTAATTGAACCTTTAGAACCTAAAGTAGTTACAATTACTAATTATAGAGACACTATATTTCCTGTAGATACATTCTATTCTCATGAAATTATTCCAGGTAAACCTAGAATTATCCATGATACAGTACCCGTATATTATTTAGATTCAGCATCTTGTAATAGATACTATATCTACGATGATACTATCAGAGATTCTAAATATGATGTTATTAGTAGACAAATTGTACAAGGTAGATTATCTAGTTCTAATATCAAAGTTAAACTTAAAGTACCTTTAATAATCAAAGATAGTACTGTAGTTAAAATAGATAGTTTAGTTTATAAACCTTATAAGTATGAAATACATACAGGAGGTACTGTAGGATTTAAAATAATAGCTCCTACAATTGATCTAAGTATTGATAAATATACTTACGGTATTGGTTATGATTTAATAAATAAAAGTCCTATAATAAGCTTTAAATATCGTTTAATCACTTGGTCCCCTAAAAAGAAGTAAATATGTTTACATTAAGACATGGCGTTGCAGATGTTAGAAATATAGCAGATTCTGGTAAAAATAATTATTCATTTAGAATAACTGATGAACAAATAGCTTTTTGGTTTCATGAAATTAGAGCAATGCTTATATCTCAAGCAATTGCTAAACGTCAGGATATATCTGATGTATGGATTCAAGAAATTTCATGTTTAGAGTTAGAATTAGTGGATTCTTCAGATTGTTGCTTTATTACAACAGATTGCTATATTTTAAAAACTAAAATTAGAATTCCTACAACTGTTGAAACAAATAATGATAATCTTATCTTAAGAGTAACTTCACCAGTTGGAAACATTATCTCTAAATCTAATCCTTTTGAGGTAAAATATAATCAATATAATAAATATACAGGACCTAAGAGTCAATGGTATTTAAATGATGGATATTTATATATAACTAATGAAAAACTTTTGGAGAATATAAATATATTTGCTATATTTGAAAACCCGGAAGAATTATCTGGAATATCCAATTGTGGAGGTTCTGCATGTTTTAATTGGGATAGTAAATATCCTTGTTCACTTAAAATGGCAAGTGATATTACTAATATAATAATGCAAACTAAAGTAATGCCTTTCTTACAAATGCCACATGATACAAGTAATGATGCATTATCTCAAAATCAATTAGGTAAAAAATGATAGAATTTAAGGTAACAAAAAGAACTAAAGGAAAATACACTAAAGACTTATCTACTAAAGATTTTTATAAAGATTATTGTAGAGCATCTTTTAACAATAAAAGAATACCTGTAGATTATGCAATTTATTATAAAGTAATTAGGGCTTTTAATAAAGAATTACAAAAAAAGTTAGTTAATGATGCTGGATCATTTAAAATGCCATATAATCTTGGTTATTTAGGGATTATTAAATATGATGTATCTTTTGATATAGATAAACTTAAGAATTGGAAAGTTAATTATGGTGAATCAAAAAAACAAGGGATTTTAGTATACTATGATCAACCATTTAGATATAAATGGAAATGGGATAAGAGTAAATTAAAACTTACAGGTAAAAAATATTATAAATTTAGTCCATGTAGAGAAGCATCAAGAGCTATTCCAAATCACATTAAATTAAATCCTGGATTTGATTATTATGAAATTTTAACTAAAAAACAATGATAACAAAATTTAAATCATTTAAAAGTATTATTGCTGGATTATATAGAGATCTAGGAATTAATACTGAAATAAATGAACAAGATGTAGTTGAGTGGGTAGCTGAAGCTTTAAATATGATAGGTTCTTATTCTCAAATGGAAGAAGTTTCTACAACACTAACTGTTTCAAATCATAGAGTACAGTTACCTTGTAATCTAACTTACCCTAAAGATATTACATATAATGGTAAACCATTATCTTGGTCAACTAAATCGGCTGCAAATAATTATAAATGTGATACTTGTAATACAATACCCACATGTTGTACAGAATATAATTTTTATATTCAAGATGGATATTTAAACACTTCTTTAGAATCAGGTGAATTATGTATAGTTTATTTAGGTATACCTGTAGATGATGACGGGTATCCTTTAATTCCGGATAATGTGTATTTTGATAAAGCTTTAAAAGCTTATTGTACTTATATGTTAGATAGAATACAATTTAGAAGAGGTTTACTTCCTGAAGTTGCTTTTAGAGAATCTCAAAAAGACTGGTATTTTTATGTTAATTCAGCTAGAGGCTCTGCATATATGCCTAATTCTGCACAAATGGATAGAATTCAAAAAATTTGGGTAAGACTAATACCTAAACCTCATGAGTTTTCTAATAATTTTAGAAATCTTGAAAATCATGAACGTAAAAATTTAAGATAATATGGAGAGTTTGAATACATTTTCTGGAGGTATGAATTCTGATTTATCTAAAACAATTTTAAATAAAGAATCCTATCTTCAAGCTTTAAATTTTAGAGGTATTACAGAAGTTGGAAACTCTAATGGATCATTAGTCAATATTAAAGGTAATGAACATAAAATAACATTACCGGAATTAAAAAATATCTATAAACTTAGAGTAGATACTAAAATAATTGGAGGTGCTGTTGGTGGAACAATAACTATTACAATTAATGGACAAACTACATCTTCACTATATGTTACAGGTAGTACTACAGGTTTTGATATTTATAGTAGATTAATTCAATTAACTAATTGTTATAATTCAACAGCAGTAACTCCAATTACTTCTGTTTTTAATGTAGCATATATTGATAATTATGTAATAATTTCTCAACAACCAGATTATTTATTATCTGGGCCCACACCTTCTACCTTAACTATTACTATTACATTAAGTAATCCTTCTACTGCTTCACATACAATTTATTTTATAGATTCTTTAGGTGTTAACAGTTTAACACAAACAACATATATTTCAGGTACTAATAATTTAATTATTATAGGATCTACTTTTATAGATGAAGATATTTATTTATTTTCAGCAAAAAATGATGATACTGAAATTAGCCCACATCCAAATGATAGTTTTTCAAATTTAGGGGTTATTTGGAAATTATCTATTGATCCAGTAACAAAAATACATTCTTTAAAATTAATCTATGCTAATAATCTAGATTTTACAAAATATTATCCTATTGCACCTAGTGCAGCATTAGGTAGATATGAAAGTAATGCTATTCAAAGAATTTATTGGACTGATTTTTATAACACTATAAAAACAATGTTAGTTACAGATAGTAACTTAATGGCAGTAAATCCAGCCTTACTATCAGTATTTCCTTCTTCTACATTTGAAATCCCTTTATTAAAATCTTTTTTAGCTGGTACATTACCTCAAGGTTCTTATGAATTAGCATATAGATTAAAAAAAATATCAGGTGTAATAAGTAATTATTCTCAATCTTCTAATATTGTTAATTTATTAGGAAATGAAAGTGATACAAGTTCTGCTAATTTTGTTAATTATGAAGGACCAAGTTCAATTGGAAGTTCTGGAAGAGGTATAAAATGGATTGTAAATAATTTAGATAATGGTTTTGATACTATTGAATTTATTATATTATATAGGTCATCAAAAACTAATTTACCTTTAATATATGTTGTACCTGAACAAAATATTACTACAGCAAATCCTTATGAGGTAAATATTACAAGTCTAACAGGATTAGATACAATAGAATTAGATGAATTTTTAACATTGAGTTCTGGGTTTACTCATGCAAAAACAGTAGAAACTAAAGATAATATTTTATTTTGGGGAAATGTTAAATCTGTAAAACAAAAATCAATAGAAGAAATTTATGATGCTAGAGCTTTTAGAGCAAAGACATCTGGTGGAAATGATATTTATTTAATAAATGGTGGAATATTAGGATCACCAATACCGCTTGCAACAGCGATATTAACTCCAAAAACAAATGACAATATAAACCCATATTATGATAGTAGTGGTGATATAAATACAAATGCTTGTTATTATCAACCAGGAACTACAAAATTAGGTGGTAAAGGAGCTAATATAGAATATGAATTTGGTACAGAAAGTATTTTACTTTCAGATATTGCAATAACAGAAGGTTCTTCTGGTGATTGGTATATGGATTGTCCAGCAGGAGTTCCTTATGGGTATAAAACTACAGGAATTGTTACAGTAACAAGTCCAGCTGATTTAATCTTAGGATCTACAGATTCAGATGATCAAACTTATCCTATACCATCAGCTAGTATTGGAACTTCAAAAAATCCATATTTTACATCTTTGATGAAAGGACATCAAGCTGAAGAAATATATAGATATGGTATTCAATTTTTTGACTTACAAGGTGTGCCCTATTTTACTGAATGGATTGGAGATATTAAAATACCAGGATATGGAGATGTTAACGATAATCCAGATTCAGCAGCCCAGGCAGCAGGAATAACTGATTTTAGAGCATCTTTTTTAAATAGTTCGTCTGACCAAATTTATGGTCAATCTATTTATATTAAGTTTACAGTAGATGTAACAGCAATTGCTCAATATATTAGTGGATATCAAATAGTTAGAGTTGAAAGAACTGAGGCTAATAAAACAATATTAGGACATGGTATGTTAACTAATACTTTTGTAAATGATGGTAATGCTGTTTTAGGTGGGGGGTTTTTTTTAAATGTTGAAGCTTTTCCACCTGCAAGTACAGGTAAACCATATAACCCTGTTCCATCACAACCCTCTTTAGAGACATTAGGACAAGATTCTAGTGGTCTTAATGATTTAAGTATTTCAAACAGAGTCTTAACTTTTGATAATTTTGATTTTTTAACTGGTAATTATTCATTTATTGCTGGAGACAAATTATTAGTAAGATCTAAAGTTAGACCTATAAATAAATATAATGCGAATAATGGATTAGGTAATCCTAGGTATAGAACAGGATTTGCTGGTGGTTTGTTGGGTGAATGGTTAACAAATTCAGCAACTAAAGGTTCATTACCTTCATATACAGCACCAGCCTTATCAGGTGGAAAATTTAGAACAGGATATGATTCTGAATTATCACCTATTTATTTATTATTTTATGTAGATATAAATACATATTCACCTAATTCTACAAATGATAGAGTGATTGCAAAAGGTATTTATGTCAGTGATGGAGGATCAGTAAGTGCTTCAGATAATGGAATTATTGATTTTTTAAACTATCAAAGAACATATGGAAGTGTATCTGGAGAGCATCCAGGTCAAGGAGCAGCTACAATGTTAATAACATTAGATTCTTCTCAAGAAATATCTAGTTTTACTACATATGGATGCTCTATGGATAATGGTGAAAAAGTAATGGCGTTATATTATAGACCTAATATTAATCAATATGGTGGAAATACACACGTTGCTAGAACAAATAATGAATATATTGCATGTGGTAGTTTTATTCCATTAAATAGAAATAATACAGTATTATTAAATAATCGTACTATTAGTTTTAAAAATTATGGAGGAGATGTATTTATTAATTATTGGGATCTTCAAAAAATAATTAAAGATTCTACAGGTGTTGAAATTAAAATGTATCAGTGGTCTGGAGCTGGAGATCCAGGTAATCCAACAGGATTAACTATGAGTCCTCAAGTTAAAACTAATAATATATTTTATATTCCTTGTAATAACACAAATAATCAAAATGTTAGATTTGGCTATCATACAGATACTCAAATGGTTAATGATAGTCAAGATTATTCAAATGCTAGAGATGGATATGGGTATCAATCTTATCATAGTAATGAAAAAAATATAGTTAGGTATATTCCTAAACCATTTGGTTTTGTTACAAATGATCAGTGGAGAAACAGAATTTATTTTTCAGATGTTAAAATAGATAATGAAATTCAAGATTCATGGTCTAATTATCCAATTAATCAATTCTACGATGTAGAAGGAAATTATGGAGGAATAACTTCTTTGATCTCTTTAAATCAAAATTTATATTATATACAGGAAAGAGGTTTGGGTGTGTTAATGATCAATCCTATATCTATGATTAGTGATAAAACAGGATTTCCTATCAAATTAGGAGCAAGTACTTCTGTTATTCAAAAACATTTTTATAAAGGATTAAACATAGGTACTCAAAATCAATGGTCTGTTTATAAATCCCAAGAAGCAATATCTTTTATTGACGTTAGAAATAGAAAAATATATTTATTTAATGGAGATACTGTACTTTCAACATCTGATTTAAAAGGTCAAAGAAATTTTATAAATAAAAGATTACATAATACATTATTAAATAAAGATAATCCAATTATTAGCCAAGGTATTTTAACCACATTTGATTATCAAAATAATGAATTTTTATATACTTTTAAAAATAATGCATCAACAACAGATTTAATTAATGATGAAAATTACACATTAAGTTATTCTGAATTTACAAATTCTTTTAATAGTTTATATTCATTTTTACCAAATATTTATATAAATAATAATAGATATTTATTATCTACTGTAAATGATGGAGCAAATACTCAAAAATTATTTTTACATAATTATGGATCATATGGTACATTTTACAATGTGTTATATCCAAGTACATTAAAATTATTAATAAATGATAATCCAACATATACTAAAGTATTTGATAATATTACAATTTTAACAGAAGCTATTGATGATAATGTTGAATGGAATGATGATTTAAATATTTATCCAGGAGCTGCATTAAATCTATCATATCCTGATGATGTAAATTATAAAGATTCTACGTTTGATAGTGTAAGGTGTTATAATCAATATCAAAATACTGATTGGAATAATTTAATAATTACTCCACCAAATAATAATATTAGAAAAATAGAACAAGGGTTTAATATTCAATTACCTAGAAATAAATTTGATTATGATACTTATAATCCATCAACTTATTCTATTTTTGATTCTACTAAATTAACAAAACAAACATTTGGTGAAAGATTAAGAGATAAGTGGTTAGTTTTAGATTTAAAATATAATAATACTTTAGGTTTAAGGTTTATAATTCATAATATTAAAATATTACTTAGAATATCTGATAGATAACTAAGTTAATTATATATAACTAACCCCATTATTATTTAACTATAAATAGTGGGGTTTTTATTTGCATATTACAAAAAAATACACTATATTATATAATACACATATAACTAAAATTGTTATCATGAAAAACAACAAAAAAATACCTAAGTATAAAGTAGGTGGTTTACAAGGAAGTCTTTTTAATATGTCTTCTAAAGATAGGTCTAATATAAAAGACTTTATGGGTAATGGTACTAACGCTGTAGCTGATATAACTTTAAGTGCTTTAGGAGCAGATAATATTATTAAAGATGATGCATATAAAGGAAATTCAGCTAAATTTTTTAAAGGATATTCTGATGTTGTGGGAGGTGTAGCTAAAGCTGCCTTACCAATGGCAGCTAATGCAATTGTACCTGGATCAGGTCAATTTGTTAGTATGGGTCAAAATGCAATAGGTCAATTTAATCCTCAAGATAATTCAATGATTACTTATGATGCTCAAGGTAATCCTATTTATCCTCAACAAAGAAGTACTAAACAAATTGGACAAATGGCAGGTCAGTTAGGAACAATGGGATCTTCTTTTTTACAATTTGGAGGTATGAAATATCCTAATGGTGGTATGAATATGTTACCAAATAGTGAAGTTGAAAAACAAGAAAATACCTTAAATCCAGATGGTACTACAACTCAATTTAATGGATCAAGTCATTTAGATGGTGGAATTAAAACTAATTTAAATCCTGGTACTATGATTTTTAGTGATGAATTAAAATTAGGTAATAAAACTTTTGCTGAATTAAATAAATCAAATATGACATCTAAAGAAGATAAAATATTAGAATCTAATAAATATGGTAATATATCTAAACATACTGCTGAATTAATGAAATTTGCTAAAAATAAGAATTCTAAAATGTTATTCAGTACTCAAGAAGCTTTAAAACAATTTAAATTACAGGCCTACGCTAAAAAAATGGGTATAAAGTTACCTAGTATGGACAATGAACATATGGAACATCAAAATCAATCTGAACAATCAGAAAGTGAATTTGCAATGGGTGGTATACAATTACCAATGTATACTAATAAACAAAATGAATTACCTAAATTTGATGGTGGTGGTAAATATATAAATGGTATATGGATAGACAATACACCTATGATACCTACTAAAAATACACAAATTATTAATCCTAGTAATTCTTTAAATTATAGTAATTCGTATGCTCCAGGTGTGATGGGTTATAATGATTCAATGAATACACCTAATAATCCATATATTAATCCAGTAGATAATTTAGAATTAAAAGGTAATCCTCAAATAACAGAACCTATACAATTTAATAATCCATATATAAAACAAAAATCAAATATTGATTGGAATAATATTGGTACAAATGTAGCAATGGGTTTAGCTAATAATGCTGGTAATATTTATAATTTATCAAGATATAATAATCCTGAAATTGAAAAATATGACAGATTAAAAGCTACATATTTAGATCCAAGTGCTTCATTAAGAGATGCTGATGCTCAAACTAAAAGAGCAGAATATAATGTTAGAGGAGCTAGTGGAGGAAATGCTGGAACTTATTTATCTAATAGAGTTGCTTTAAATGCTCAAAATACTATAAATAAAGATAGAATTAATAAAGAATATCAAAATATAAATGCTGGTATTTCTAATAATGTAAATCAATATAATAATCAATTATCACAACAAGAAATTATTGCTAATGCTCAGAATAGAGCTAGAAATAGATCTGGTAAAGGTGAAGCTATTGGTTCTATGGGATCTAATATTGCTAATCAAATAATGGATAATAAAAAAGGTAGTATGGATCAGGAAACTTTAAATTTAATGATAAAATATTATAATAATCCAGAATTTCAAAATATATGGAAGAATCTGGTTTTAATAAAAAGAAAACTAGTTAATAATTTTGTTAATCAGTAATTAATTAATACCTTTATAGAATGGCAAATAGATTCGATACTAGTCAACAACAACAATATATAAGTTCATATGTACCACTTCCATTTCAAGAAATAGGAGCACTTGGAGCTAATATGCAACAAAAATATGATTCTAATATTGCAGATAGTTATAAATTAAATGATTTAATGGCTCAAGTACCTGCAATACATGATCCTCAATTAGGTTTATCTAACATTGCTAAAAAACAACAATTAGATGCTAAATACCATCTTAAAATTCAAGCATTAATTGATAAAATAGTTGCTGGAGATCCTAATGCTTCTAGAGAATTAGAGCAGGTTAAACGTGAATTTATTAATGATCCAGATAGACAAGAATTAGAAAATTCTTATTTAAATTACAAAGCTTATAAAGAAGATAAAACTAAAAAAGGTGGAAAATATGATCCATTATTAGATGATTATCATGGACAACAATTAATTGGTGAGGATGGTTCTTTAAAACCTTTTAGATATTCAGGTATGGAAGATAGTCTAGATATTGAATCTAGATTTTCTAAAGCTATGGATGGTATAAAAGATGATGTTAAAGGGTGGGATGTTGAACATATTGGACCAGATGGTATTAAAATTGGTGATAAAGGTAAACGTGCAGGTATTACTCCTGATAAAGTTTTGGGTATTGCTAAAACCAAAGTATCTGATATGTTAAGATTAACCGATGAAGGTAAACAATTTGTTAAAAAACTTCGTAAATTAAATCCTGGAATATCTGATAACCAAATTATTGATGAAGGTATTAAAGCTTTATTTTCATCAGCAAGTGAACAGATTGGTACTGAGAAGACAGATGGTAATTCCGTTAGTTTAACTGATATGTGGTCTAGAAATCAAAAAAAACAAGAAAATATTGATAATATATCAAATAGTTCTTCAATTGAAGGTAATACTTTTACAATCCCTGATGAAGATTTAAAATCTTTAAAAGATAAAAATATATTTACAGAAGTTAATGGTAAACTTTCATTTAATATTAATGAACTAAATAAGTTCAAAAATTTAGATTACAGAGCTTTTCAAGGTATAAATTTACATAATTCTAAAGATGTAAATGAAGCTATTAAAAAGTCAGTTTATTCTTCTGGATCTACTCCAGATGATAATTCAAAACAGTTTTTAAAACAACTGGTTAAAATGTCAATTGCTACAGGTAGAGATATTAGTAAATTACCAAAGGAAAGTACTGCATTAACACAAGAAATAAATAAAATAACTGAAGATTATACTAATTTATTAAAATCTAGAAGTGTTAATTTATTAATGAATAAAGATGAAAGCATTATTGCAAGTTCATTAGCAAACAGAAATATTGAAAAAATAACATTTTTAGATCCTAAAGATGGTAAATCATTAAAAGATAAATCAGAATATGAAATTAGTAATAAAGATAAAATTCAAATTACTAATAGAAAAACAAATTCTGATGGAATGACTTATGAAGAAGGTAATTTATTAAAAGAAGATGGTTCTACCATACCAATTGCTATAAAATCTCCACAAAGAGAAAAAAATATAATATTTGATAATTTAGGTAAACTAGAAAAAAGAAGTATTGATAATTTAACTAAAGAAAAACCAGAATATCTTAAAACAAAAGAAGGTAATCCTATAGTTAATACTATGAATGGTGTTTCTAGAAATTTAGAGTCTTCTGAAAATGTAGGTCAAAATGCAACTATACAATCTTATGTTAATCCTAAAAATAGACAAGATGTGTTATACGTGTTTATTGATCCTAACGGTTATGCTCATCCTTCTTCTTCTTTAGAAGAACTACAAAAGAAAGTTAAAAAACATTATTATTCAACACCTGAAGGTCAAGGAGAACTTAAAGAATTAGCCACTTCTAATACACTATTTAAAGAACAATAATATATGCCTGATAACAAACCAAAAAATATAGAACAACCTTTAAATATACATCCTGATTATTTATCAGGCAAAACCACAGGTACAATGGATACTTTTGGTAAAACAGGTTTTATAAGTGCATCATTTGGTAATACTGATTATGGAGATTCTAAATATGATATAGGAGATTTATCTTCTGAATTTATATTAAATAATTCTTATGAACAACTTCGTGGTGAAAGACAAGGTTGGGGTGCTGAATTAGCTAATGCTATTGGTGGTGGTTTAGCTAAAATACCACTTACTGTTATCGGTAATGTTGGTTCAATGTTAGATTTTGAAGATTATGCTAATCAAGATCAAGAGGTTGGTAACTGGTTAACTTCTTGGGCTGAAGAAGTTAAAGGAGATATTGAAGGGGCTACTAAAATATATAAATCTAATGAAAACTCTTTAAGTTCTAGAGAATGGTGGTTAAATAATGCTAAAGGATTAATAGATTCAGCTGGTGCTTTTGCATTAAGTGGTGGGGCATTAGGTAAAGGTGTTCAGATTTTATCTAACTTAATGAAAGGTTCCGAAGTTATTCAAGGTATAGGAACTGTGACTAATGCTGCAATGTTAAATCAAGCAGAAAGTATTCCTATGGCAATGAATGTATATCAAAAAGCTATTGATTTAGGTAAATCTGAGCAGGAGGCTGCTGATGCTGCTGCATATTCTATTGCAATTAATAGAATCAATATTCCTTTAAATTTAACAAGTGCTGCTGCTTTTCTTAGACCTATTTCTGCAACTAGACAAATAGTTAAAGATGTTAATAAAAAACAAGTAATTGGTAAATTATTATCTGAAGGTGTTCAAGAGTATAGTGAGGAAAATATAAATATGATTGCTGAGAAAGAAGCTTTACGTTCTGCTCAGGAAGGTAATAATTATACATATAATTTTGATAATACTGTTAAAGATATATTATCTAAAGAAGGATTTGAAACAGGTTTAATAGGGTTTATTGGGGGTGTTGCTCAAACAGGCCTAACAGATGCAATAAATATTTTACAAAAAGATTCACCTTCTTATAATGAAGATGGGAATATTAGATTAAATGATAATGGTTCTCCAGTATTAGTTAATACTTATAAATCTCAAAAAGAAAGATTTAAAGCTCAACAAAATTCTTTAAAAAATATTGAATTACTTTCTAAAACAGAAAGTCTTCCTACTGTGCAAGAAACATTAAATAATGTTAAAACTACAGCTATAATATTAAACGATATTCAAGAAGCTATCATAAATAATGATAATTCTAAAGTTGAATCATTAAAAAATGATTTATTAATCAATCAAGCAATATCTGCATTTAAAAATGGTACTACTGATAAATTAATTCAAATGTATGAATCTTTAGCTAAAGATCCTTCTTCTAAAGATAAATTTGGACAAGAATACCATGCTAAAACTCAAGAAGCAATTAAGCAAATTGAAGATTTAGAAAAAACTTATGAACAACATTCTTCATTACCTCAAGTAGGTGAAATAGTTGCAAATAAAGCTAAATTTGATTTTAACTTAAAACAAGCAGAAGCTTTACAAACTGAAATATCTAAAGCTCAGCAAAATCAACAAAAAGAAATACAAATTACAGGATTTACAACACCTAAACAAATATCTAGTTTATCTAGTACTAAAGATTTACAATTATTACAAGTTAAAGCTGAGTCTATTAAAGATAATATCATTAATTTAAATAATGAATATAATACTTTAACTTCTCCAAAATATACTAAAGAAGCTTCTGTTAGAAAAGAAGCTCAGAAAGTTTCTGAAGTAACTAAAGTTGAAGATGCTTTTAAAGAACCTGTTATTACAGAAACTGCAGTATCTAATGAAGATTTTTTAGATGAGTCTACACCTGCTTCTAATGAGGAAATAGTTCAATACTTAGGTGATAAGATCATTAATCGTAAATCAGGTGAACAATTTACTCCTGAAGAACAACAATATTATGAAAATAATAAATCTGCTGTAGAAGCTTATGTAGCATCTAAAGCTAAACCTACTACATCTAATCAATCTGAAATAGAATCTAAAAAAGCTGATATAGAAAGAAGAAGACAAGAAGAATTAGAAACTACTAAAAATATAGGTGAAGATAAATTAAAAGAAGGGAGAGAAAATACTAAAAAAATTGTAGAGTCTTTAAAACAAAGATACCCTGCAACATCTGTTCAGGGGATAATTATTAGAATATTAGAAAAATTAATTGATTTTAGTAAATATTCTACTATTATAGATTCTGAATATATTAATGGTAGAAATGCAAGTGGACAAGCTACTTGGTTTGGTATGATGATTTCACAAGAAACTCTTGATGGAATTTTAGCTGGAAAAGAATTTGAAGTTCATACATTTATACATGAATTTATACATGGGTTTACTACATCTAAAATATCAGGTTACAATATTGAAAAACAAGGAACAATTCCAGGTTTTAAATCTAATCTTACAGCTAAAGAAAAAAATGCAATAGAACAACTTCAAAGAATATTTGAAAAAGTTAAAAGAGATAACCCTAAATCAAAAGAATATGGATTCACTAATTTAGATGAATTTATTGCAGAAGCATTTAGTAATTCAGGTTTTCAATATACTTTAAAAAACACAAAAGCAGAGGGTAAAAAATCTAATTTATTTTCTGAATTTATAAATGCTATTGGTGATTTATTATTTGAACAGTTAGAAAGATGGGCTAAAAGATTTAATAAAGAAATTCCTGACAGAAGTACAATAACAGGTATTTTAGAAGATGTATTAGCTTGGACAGAAGAGCTAATTGACCAAAACAATAAACTTGCTTATATAGCTACAGAGGAGGAAATCAATGCTAAATATGATGCAGAATTAACTGCTTTAAAACAATCTGAAAAAAGTCAAGTTTCTAGTACAGAAAACTTGACAACTAAACCTGATGAAATAATATCTAATGGTGTAGTTAATGCATTTGATGAATCATCTGATTTAGATGAAAAATTAGATAAAAATACACAATCTTTAGATAAAGAATTTACTAGTAAAAAACCTAACGCTTTAATGATGAAACATTTTCATTTTAAGCAAGGTACTAAAACTTGGGAAAGAGATTCTGATGGTAAAGTTATACCTGAAAGTACTCCAGATGTTTCAGAAACAGTTAGTAAGCCTGATGTAGCAATGATTGGATCTGAAGCAACGTATGTTGTTAATGGAGAAGATATTGCTTTAGTTCAAAATGGTATCACTATTGGTAAATTAGGTTTACCTCATGAAACTACTTCTACAGATCCTAAAGTATTACTTGCCAGAGAACAATTAATTAAAATTAGAGAATATGTTTTATCTAAACCTAGTGGAACAATTAAAACTACTATTTTAGATAAAGGTAAAGGTAAATTACTAATTAAGATTAAACACAACTTACCTGATTTATCTCAAGCTATATCTAATAGATCACAAGATATGGTTGATGGTAATCCATTATTTTTATATGATAATGGTAAATCATTAACAGGTTTTAATTTATCTAAAAAACAACAAGATGTAGTTAATCAATTTGAAGGTACTACTTATTCTGTAGAAGATCCTAATGATTCTGAAAAAAGATTAGGTATTGGTAAAGTATTTCAAGTAGTTAAAGCTGCTAATGACTCATGGGCTGTAATTCCTATTTATACTCAATTAATTGGTAATATTAATAATTCTAATGAAGTTAAAGATTCTATTATTTATTCTTTAGCTAGTAATATATCTCAAGATGGATTAGATATAAATTATGATAAACTTTTAGTAGAATTAAATCCAATTGTTTTTGCTAGTAATGGTAATAAATTTAAAAATCATAATGGTGTTAAAGTATTTGCTAGTAAAGATAAAACTGAAATAGGTAGGATTGAAGTTGCGGGTGAAAAATTTAAATTTACGGATATTAAATCTGGTAATCCTGTTACTTTAGAAAATCTTAAAAAAGCTTTAGATTCTGCAAGATTTAATTTAGATATGAACAGTTTAAATAAAGCTGAATATCAAGAAAAATTACAAGCTAATAATGTATTAGTTACTAACGCTTATACAGATTCTAATAATAATTACTATGTACAACCCTATATTGAAATAAATAATCCTGAAGGTTATGTAGAAGAAAATTTAAACATTAAAGAAACTATTGAAGTAGTTACACCTAACAATATTGAATCTAAAGAAGATAATTCTTTAGATATTTTAAAATTTGATACTAATAAAGCTAACGAGTTAAATCAATATAATGATTCAGATGATTATGCTTTTAGTAAAACTAAATTAGGAGGTAATCCTATTACTGAAAAATCTATTAAAGATTTAAATAAAATTTTACCGGGATTAACTGTAGCAGATGCTAAATTAACAGAAGAAGTTGGTAAAAATATGAAAGATACTTATGGTATGTTTCATAACATGCTTATTTATTTATTTAATGGTGCTACTAATCAAACTTTATTTCATGAAGCATTTCACGGTGTATTTAGAAATATTTTATCAGAAACTGAACGTATTGAAATATTAAATGAAGCAAAAGTTAAATATGATGCTCCAAATAATGAAAGATTAGACTTTTTAAGATTTGGATATGGTAATGAATTATTAAATTCAGAAGTACTTACTCAACTACATTATGAAGAAAGATTAGCTGATGATTTTGGTAGATATACAGATGGTGAATTCAATAAATCATTAGGTGAAAAAATATTAGATTTTTTTAAAAAAATATTTGATTTATTTAATATATTTAAAAATAGTAATCCTACACAAACTACTAAATTATTTCAAGAAATAGTTAAAGGTAAATATGCAAAAAGAAGCTTAGGAGCTAAAGCATTTAATATACCACTAAATTATAAAAATTTTGGTCAAGCTTATGTTAGAGTATTGAATGATATTTCTATGGCTGCTGAATTAGATAGAACTAAATCAATTTCTAATCAAATATTAAATAAAATATCACAAGAAGTTGCTAAGGGAACACCTTTAAATAAAATTAATAAAAGAATTTTAGCTAGATTAGTTAATGAAATTAAAGATGATTATGGTAAACAATTATTAGCTGAAGACTTTAAACAAAAAAATAATGATCCATCATTTAATGGTGGTAAATTAAAAGTATTATATAATGTGTATCATAATTATGAAGCATTATTAACTAATATTTCTAAACAAATTAAGTCTACTAGAAATCTTAATATTGATTTTTCTAATTTAAAAGATATTAAAATAGAAGATATTGAAGGTATTCAAGATACTAAAGATAATGAAATTACTTCTACAATGGAAGGTAATGAAACTAAAGGTTGGAAAGAAATGACTAGTATTTCAGGTATTAAGACTGCAACACATGAGATTAAATTATTTTTATCTAATATACCAGTAATTAAAAAAGATGGTACTATAGATACTGATACTTATGGTTTTACTAAATTTCATTCATTTGAAGAAATTTATCATACATTAGAACATACTTTAATTAGAACTACTACATTTAATGAACAGGTTCAGGTATTGAATGATCTAGCACCTTATAAACCAGTATTGAGACAAATTGTAGAAGCTATTGAATCTATTAAAAATCCTGAAATTAAAGATAGATTTAAAAAACAATTTGCTGCTAATTTTAATAAACAAGTATTAAATTATAAATTAGTTACTTATAAAAAAGTTAAGGATAATTTTGAATTTAAAATATTTAATCCTAATAGAGAAGGTGTTGAAGTAGCTTTAGCTACTCAGTGGAGTATTACTAATATTGCAGATCCTAGTAATAATATTACTGATGCTATTAGAGATTTTAATACTGAAGAAGGAAGTTATGCTGTAAATATAGACAAAGTTAAATCTTTAATTGAATCTTATAAAAATAAAGATTTAAATGTTGATGGAGTATTTGAGTTAGCTAATAAATTAGGTATAGGTTTATCACATGATACTATTGAAATATTTAATAATATTCCTTCAGTAAATAAATATACACCATTACAAAATATAACTAGAGATTTATTAAACTATGCTTCTGATAAATGGATTAAAAATTTACAAAAAGATGCACATAAAACATTTGACAAATTAATTAAAATGGAACTTAATGCTCAAACAGCATTATTTACTTCATCATTTAATAATGTTGAAAACTCATCTGTATATGCTATTCAATATCAATCATTTGCATCTAAATTAATTAATAAGTTATCTAATGATAAAGAGGGGCTTCAATTAAGAAAAGAGTTAGAAAGAGATGTTATGTTTAAAAATAACTTTTTATTTGAAAAACGACATAATTTAGAAATATTTCCCTTAGATGGTTTAAAAATGCAAGGGGATATGTCAGAAGGTAAAAAGTTTAATCAAATTGATTCTAATGACTATATCTCAATGATTATTAATATGTTTGTTAATAGTCAAGCAGAATCTAGTACTACTAAATCATTGGCTTTATATGCACCTATTATTCCTGCTGAAAAAGGATTATCTTTTGGTTATGTTTATGAAAAATTAAATGCACCTGAAAATTTAAAAAATAGTCCTATATTACAGCAATTTAGACAATTAACTTTAAATGAACTTGCTAGAATTAAGCAAGTAATGAAGGATATTAAAACCATACCTAAAGAACAATTAATTAATAATTATCATTTAGGTAAAAAGTTAGGTTTAGAATTTAATTTAACAAATGCTATTAATTCTAAATTAAAACAACAGTTAGATAAGATGTTAGAGGATAATTTAGATTCCAATAAAGATTTAACATTATTATTAGCAGAAAACAATTTATTATCTAAAATAGACGAAGCTTTAATTAATGAATTAGAACATGTTGCTAAAACAGAAAAACAAAAATTAATTGATGCAGAAATTGTTAAAGAAATTGATGGTAAATTAACTTCAGATAGAATACAAAGTACAGATCCTTTAAATACTATTGATAAAATAGTTAGAGATTGGTCTTTAAATTCTTATTTATTTAATATTTCAAGCTCATTATTAATTAATGGTGATCCTGCATTTTATAAAGGTCCAGCTGATAATGGTAAACGTTTTTATCAAGGATATTCTATGCTTAAATTTGCAGATACTTCTGTAATAGATGATTCTTATAAATATTTAAATGGTGGTAAATTTAAAATGAATGTTATTGCAGATGTTCAAGTAGCTTCTGAATCATTACAAGATTTAATAAATCTATCTAATAAAATAGGTAATTCTAAAATTAAAGAATTAGTTGAGAATAACTACTCCACTAAAGAAAATGGTGTAGGTATGATTAATGCTACAGATGCTCAAATGTTTGTTTCTGAAGCTTTTTATAAAGAATTATTAAAAATATTTGGACAAGATTCTAATAAATTATCTGTGTTTAAACCATTTAGTTATGGTAATCAGTGGAATTCTACTACTAAAAGATATGAACCTGTTCAAATTAAGTGTAGTATATTTCCATTAACTGATAGTTATGTAGCTATGAATCCATTATTAGCTGAACATAAAAAGCTTATGGATGCGGATGTAAACTATCCTCAAGTAATAGGGTTTGAATCTACTATGAAAGCTTTATCACCATTTAGAGCAGATATTAGTAATCCTGAATCTACAAGTATTGTAGAAGTAGATTTAAATAACTTTGGTGAACAAGTAGCTAATCCAGATCATATGTTAGATTCTGAAAATGGTTCTTTAAGACAAACTAAAATGTTGTTTTTTGGAATGGTTGAGAATGATACAGATTATAATGGTAGATTAGGTAAAGATATTAAAGCTGAAATTGCTGCTTTAGATAAAGCTAATATTGAAGAATCTTTACAAGAAATAGTTGAAGGTTTTAAATCAAATAAACCTGAATTAACTAAAATGATTCAAGAAGCAATAACTTCTAGAAACGCTACTTCTGTTATTGAAAAAGTATTTCAACAAAATCCTGATGGTACTTTTCAGTATCCATTAGATTTAATTAGTTCTAAATCAACAATTCAATTAATATCTTCTATATTTAGTGGTAATGCTACTAGACAAAAGTTTAGAGGTGGTTCTGCTGTACAAGCTTCTGCAATAGGTTTACAAGTACCTACTAAAAAATGGAATGAAGAATCTATTAATGCTGATCCTAAATTACAAAAATTAAGAACTTCTTTACGTTATATTAAAGCTAAAGATGAAAATTCTATTGATTTTTGTGAAGCAATGGCTCCAGCTTGGATGGAAGAATTTGTTGATGAAAATGGTAATATTAAAGATAATATTCCTGAAGATATGAAAGAACTTCTTGTATATCGTATTCCAACAGAAGGAGCCCACTCAATGATGGCTGTTAAAGTAGTAGGATTTTTACCTAAAGAATATGCTGGAGTAATGTTACTACCATATGAAGTTACTACTCAGTTTGGTGCTGACTTTGACTTTGATAAAATATTCTTTATTGCTAGAGATGGTAGAAATATTAAAGGTAATGTAGAATCCTATAAGTTTATTGATGGTGTAGATAAAGTTGAAGAAAGATTTATATTATATAAAGAATATAATAAAGATGGTTCTATTAAATTAGAAGATTTTAGTAAATTATCTATAGTAGAGCAAAACATTAAACCTGCTAGAAATAATAAATTATTAGATAATTATATTCAATTAATTACAGCTAATAAAATGTTAGAATCTTTAATTACACCATCAGGACCTGGTCCTATTGCTGATGTAGCTAAAGAATTAGAGGAAAAATCTATTAAGAAAAAATCTAATAATTATTTTACAGCACTAAGTCAAGTTGATTTAAAAGATTTATATCATAAAATATCTAGATTAAAAGGTATTGCTGCATTACAAGTATCAGGTCATGCTTGGGCTACTGAAGGCAATCTTAATATTAAAACTAAAGAAGTTAAACCTGGAGTATTTGAAGAAATTGGATTAAAAGTTAAAAAAGGTAATACTATTGAAATTAGAAAAAATCTTAATCAAATTAAATCTGATAATAATACTAAAATTGTAGAAGAATTATCTGCTATGATGGCTGTAATTTTAGATGCTGTTAAAACACCTGAAATGTTACCTTCTATTGGTATTACAGAAAAAACATTACCATTCTGGTCTTATATTACTAGATTAGGATTAGGTGCTGATGTAGCTAGTAGAATTACTGCCCAACCAGCAATTAAAGATTTATCTACTGCTTTAGAAGATAATGATAGACAAATTAAAGGTAAAGATTTTAAGAAAAAAGATTTAAATACTGTAATAGGTGATTATAAAGCTTTGTATAATAAAGAATTTGAAAAAACTATTGCTAAAATTTCAGAGAATACTTCAGAGGCATATGAGCAATTAAAAAACGAATTTTTAGATAAAAATACTTTAAATGATATTCAAGAAAATGATATTATTGATTTGAATAATTTAAAACAATTTATTGGTATAACTTTAGAGGATTTAAGTAATTCTAAAATATTTGATACTATTAAATTGCATAATAATCCTAAAGCTTTTGAAACTTTACCTGAATATAAGAAACTTAAATTCTTACAATTACAATTAGCTTTATTAAATACTTATGAAAAAAATGAACCTGTAATGTCTGAATTAGGACAGTTAAATAATTTATTTAGCATTAATAAAGAAACTGGGCCCAATTTTGAAGATGTTAATGGTAAATTAGAATTATATAAGGCTTTAACTTCAGAAACTACTAAAATTGAAGGTATTGGAGAATTATTAAACTCTGATGCTATTAAACCTTATATAGATGTAGTTCAAGCTCAATATGAAGTAATGGCTCAGCATTATAACTTTGCGTCAGATTACTTTAATGTGATTAAAAACACTGTAGCTCAAAAAGTATATGGTAAATTAGATGTAAATCTTACAAGATTACCTTCAGATGTTAGAGACACAATTAACGGGTTTGTTCAAGCATTTTTAGATGCTGAAACAACATTTAAAGACATTTATATTAATGAAAATAGAATATCTGAAAAAGAATTTGTTCAAGATATGACTATGTTAACTAGTGATAATGTACATCCTAATGCTGAATTTAAAGTATTTGGAGGTAAAAAAATACCTGTTAATATTCAAGAAAAGTTAAAACAAATGACTTTATTTAAGTTGTTAGGAACTAGTTATATTAAAAACTCAGATGTTAGAGTTATTGCAATTAAAGGTAATGGTAAAATTGAATTAAATCAAAAAGAATTGATTATCAATGATTTACTTACATTGTGGAATGAACCTAGTGGAATTTACAAACCTTTAGTTAAAAGATTAGTTGAACATTCATTTATGAATACTGGATTCTTTGGAGGATTTAGTAGTTATGCAGCTTATATTGATCCTAGTATATTACAAGATCTTAAATTAACTGAAAATAGATCTAATTTAAGAAAAGATGTATTAAAAAATACACCTAGTGAAGAAAAAGTTGATCAAATTATAAAACAACTTTTTCAACATTTTAGTAAAAAGTTTACAAAAGCTTATGATAACGATAATGAATTATTTACAGTATTAGATGATGGTAAGACTTTAATTTTAAATACTGACTCTAAAGATCCTAGACTTAAAGAAATTTATAAATTAAACGATAAAAAACAAATAATAACTAAAGTAGAATATGTTAGATTTAGATTAAATCAAGAATATACACCTTTATATGAATTTGATGAACTTTCCTATAGATCAAGTGGACAATTAACTTATAGACAATTAGATTTAGCTGGACAACCTGGTAAAAATTTAGAAATTAATCCTTTTGGTGAAATAAAAACTAAATTTCCTAACAATAAATATGAGAAAATGGAAATTAAATCTAAAGAAGTTAAACCTAAACAATTAGAATCTTTACCTCAACAAGAATCTGAAGATATTGATGATAATTCTGATTCTTTATATGAAGGATATAATGAAATAAAACCTACTAATCAAGATGTTATTGAAGAAAGTATAAATTTGGAAAATCTAAATAAAAGTAGTAACTTAACAGAAATTATTAATTCAGAAATAACTAAAAATAAACCTAAAGGTTTACCTCCTATTAATCGTTCAACAAATAATTGTTCATAATATGCCATGTTCTATCCAAATTAAAAAAAATATAATTAATGAGATTGAAATAATGTCTGGTAACTATATTAATAAATCTCCTTCTTATATTAAGATATTAGAAAATACAATTAATAATAAATTTAATGAATCTGTTATTAAATTTTTAAAACAAACAGATGATACTTATTTAAGTAATATTAAAGTATCTGATAAATTAGTTGATATATATTTTCAAAATGAATTAATTATTGAAGAAGGTAAAGAATCTTATGAACAAGGTACTTCTAAATTATTAAATAATAATATTAAGCAACTAACTATTGAATTTCCAGAAGTTGCACAAACAATGTTAACCTTAGAAACTAACTGTAGATAATGAGTTGTATAAATAAAAACACACAAGAGTTTAAACATTTAGTATTACAAAGTAAATTACCTGAACTTGTAGTTGAGGCAAAAATAAGTATTTGGCAAAAACAAAATGGGTTAGATTCATTTCCTACATTACAGGATTTACCAGGAATCAAAGAAACTAAAATTGAACCTAATATTACAGAAATCAAGTCTAAAGATGAATTTAAAAATCAAGTAGTTACCTTAAAACGTAGTATTCAAAACATAGATAATATGTTACGTAAAACTTCTAAAGATGATGCTAGATATGAAAAATTTAAAAATATGCAAGTTTCAATGAAAGATTTATTAGCTAAATATGAAGTTAGTAAAAATAAAGCTTACTTATATGAATTAGCAGAATTAGATCTAGATAATATTGAAGGATTAATTAAATCTTACGAAATGGGTAATAGAGAAACAGATATTGCTCGTATTACTGAATTGAATGATAGACTAGAAAGTTTATATTTTTTACCTGAGATAGCTCCAAGAGTATCTGAATTACAAAAAAGATTTTTTAATATTGGAAAACACATTGAAGAAACTATTGTTGAAAAACAATCTAATATTAAAAAGAGTTTAACTTTTGATCAGCTTAGAGCTGAAAATAAAGATATAGGTAGTTTTGAAAAATATACTGGAGCACTATCTAATGTTGAAAATACTACAGCTAGGACTATTGGAGCTTTAATTAAAAATACTCAAGTAGAAATATCTGGTAAACAAGGTGAAATTTATGAAAAAGTCAAACATGAAGTTGAAACATTGAGAAAATATGCTAAGACTAACAATATGACTATGAAAGAAGTTTATGCTTTGTTTAATCAAGATATTGGTAAAACTACAGTATTAACTAGAGAATTTACTAGTGAATTTTATACTAAATTATCAGAATCTAGAAAAGTTAAAGACAAATCTATTTATAAACTTGCTACATATGATGAATCTAAAGGTCAATTTGTACCAATAGATAAAATTAAATATACTAATCCTAATTATATAAAAATTCAAAAAACAAAAGAATTAAAATCTTTTTATGACTTTTATCAAGATCAAATTAAAGAAGCAATAGATAGATTACCTATTAATAAACAAACTGAGTGGCTTAAAAAACATCCAGAAGAATTTATACCTAATCTATACACCGAAACATTAACAGATATATTAAAAGTTAAAGGATTTGGTGCTAAAACTAAAGGTCTGGTTAAATATATTACAGGGATGAAAAGATATGAAATTAGTGCCGATGATTATGGTAAATTTGATACTGATTTAGAAAGAGATATAATACCTTTAAAATATATTACAAAACTAACTGGTGAACATAAATCACAAGATTTAGGTGAAAGTTTATTTAAATTTGCAGCAATGTCTATTGAACATCAAGAACTTTCTGAAATATTACCTCAAACCAGATTATTACAAAGAAACTTAGCCTATTCTAATTTTATTAATCCACATAAAACTACTGAATCTGTACCCGGTGATGAATCTAATTTATATAAGATGGTAGATGCTGTTATTGATATGCAAATACTAGGTAAAAAGACTAAAGGTAGAGATGAAATTACAATAGAAACTTTACATGATGAAGAGGGTAATATTACTGGTAAAAAAGTAGTTAAAGCTAGTGAATTAGCAGATTTTGCGTTAAATTGGAATAGTTTATTAAGAATAGGTTTAAATCCATTTACAGCCTTTACTAACGTTATAGTAGGTGAAATAGGTAATATTATTGAAGCTACTGGAGGAAGATTTTTTAATGCCTCAGATTTAAACAAAGCTTCAGGAATGTTTTTTGGACAGACATTTAAAAAAGATTCTAAAATGAATGCTTTAGTTGAAAGATATCCTATATTACAAGAACTTACTGATTATGAATATGCTAATAATGTTAGTATTAGACAAGGATTAACAGGAGAAAAGTTAAAAAATTATATGTATTCTGCTCAAAAAGCTGGTGAAGTATTTTTACAAACTAGAACAATGGTTGCTATGATGTTACATACTAAACCAGATGGTAAAACTAGTTTATGGGAAATGATAGATGATAAAGGTGATGTTAAATCTGAGTATTTAAAACATTTTGGAACTAAAGAAGATTTTAAAGAATATATGTTAAGAACTTCTACTAGAATTATGGGAGTTAATGAACAAATACATGGTAGATATTCTAGTAGAGATGCTGCAATTCTTAATCAAAATGTATGGGCCAAATTAGCCTTTCAGTTTAAAAAATGGATACCTGCTGCCATTGAATCTAGGGTTGGTCAAAAGAAATTTAGTGATAGATTAATGGTTGATACTGAAGGTAGATGGAGAACTGTTGCTAGATTAGCAATTAATGCTAAAGATACTTTAGATAGAATTAAAAGAGGTGAAATGACTGAATTAGAAGTTTATAATTCTAAAAAAACATTAACTGAAGCTGTTATACTACTAGGAACTATTGTAGGAGCTATGTGGTTAGGTTGGGATGATGATGAAAAACGTAAAAGATCTGCTTGGTATAAAGAAACTATGAATCAATTAGATAAAGTATCTGGAGATTTATTATTCTTTGCTAATCCTAAAAATGTTACAGCAATGTCTAAGTCTCCATTTGCAGTAACTAAATTAGCTAATTCAGTATTAACAACAATAACATATTTACCTTATGGTGCATATATTATGGATTATAAAGTTAAAACTGGTTCACATAAAGGTGAAAATAAATTTTATAGAAGTCTAGGTTCAATAATTCCAGGATATAATCAATTAGGTCAAAATTTACCTGATTTATTTGATAATTCAAAATATAGAGATAAAACTCCTTAAAATATTACATTTATGCGGTAAATAAAAAAAAGTCCTCTAGAATAAACTAGGGGACTTTTAATTTAAATCATTTGTTTAATACTTTCTTCAAGTATATCTAAAGCTTCATTTAACCCACTTCTATCACATAAATTAATATTATAATATATTTTACCATTATTACCATAAGGTAAATCTATACAATTTTTATTAATACTATTTATAGGTAAATTAATTAATTCACAATGTTGTTGAATTTCAAGATGTCTTTCAGGATCAGATGCTGTAAATATTACTATATAAGCACCTATAGAATGTGCTAATTTGATCAATTTAATGGTCCTATTAACATCATTTATATTATCTAATTTCCAATGAAATATAGTATCGTCATAATCAACTGAAATAATAATTTTACCATGAGTTTTCCATTCTTCAACAAGTCTTTTAACATAAATATTACTTTCCATTTAATTTATTTCTAATTTCATCTAAAGTAGTTTCTTTTATGAGCTTTCCATTTTTAAATACTGTAGTTAATAATCCTTCTTTTTCAGCTTCCCAGGTACACTGATCACCTACAATAAGACCATTTACACCTTCTTCAACTCTAAGTAATCCTTTCTTAGACTTCTTAGTACCATCATCTGTAATAGGATCTTTAAATATTTCATTTTAGTTTATTTTGTTTATACCCATTATTACTCCAAAATTCTTTACATTCACCATCTATTTGTTTAGGATTTGTTGTAAAATAAGATTGTCTATATTCATTTACAGGTGCTGTAAATCTGTAACATTCATTTTTTAAAGTACAATTTTTATTTGTACATTTTGTTATATCTGCCATTATTCATATACTTTTAATCCCCAATTTGAATCTATAATATTGATTACATCATTAATTTGGTAAGGTTTATAATTTACTTTTGTTTTTAAAAAAATTTTAAGCCAATCTAAAAACTCTTGTTTAGTTTCTTTAGTATCCCAATAATATTGACACCAAAGTATTCCATTAATTTTAGGATGTTTTACTACATAATCATAATCTACAGCATATTCTCTAAGCATATATGTTATTACAGGTCTAAGAAATTCTTCTGAATCTAATTTAATTTTTTTCATTAGTTTGTATTTTAATTATGATGATCTACTATAATTTTACAAAAATTTATAAAATCAGATTCTTTTAAATTATTTTTCATTATATTTATAGTTTTATGAATCCATTGAACATTACTTTCTATATATCCAATAGATGAATCTATTCTATCTAAAGAAGCAGTTTGAAAACCATTACTATATTCTTTAAAACTTTTTGCAAAAACAATATCTAATCCAGATAACGTACATTTTTTATCTTGACTAATAAATAAATTTTCAGCAAATTCTTTAGTAATTAAAAACTGTTTATTTCGATTACTAGCATTCCTAACAATAGTCTTCCAAACAGGAGTAGGTAATAAATTGTTATAATTGTGAATTTGAGAACAAGATTTACATTTAGTACTTCCTCCACTAGTTACATTTCCAGCAACTTGTATTTTCTCAAATCCACAATCACATCTACATAACCAAAGTGATTCTCCATATTTATTTGTTTTTTCATATTTAATAAATGTCCAATTATTAAATTTTTGATTAGTTCTATCTTTTATTCTTAAATTCATCTTATAAAGATACAAAATAAAAAATTGATTTCCTAAAATTCCTTTAATCCCTGATTACAGTTAAAAACAAATAAACCTAATTCATACCACATGTGACAAACTCTTAATCTATCATCAAATACACCTAAAACTTTATATTTATCTCTAATATGATTATCATAAAGTTCTTTCTTTATAATACTATCATTTCTTTGATCTCCTATTTGCCTCATATACAAATCTGGAATCCCATCATTAATATATTTAGTTAACCATTTAATAGTTTCTAATCTACAACTTTCAGTTCTACCTGAAAAATATATGATCTTATCTCCTGTAGCAATTAAAGACTTAATAACATTACATGTAGGTAAAGGTTTGTCTAAAAACACTTTGGATTCATCATAAGGACTTCTAATTTTTTGATGATCACTTAATGTACCATCAATATCACATAAATATACTTTTCTTGAGTATGACAATTGTCTAGTATAATAGTATCTATAAATCTTGTAACTAAATGATTATGTACATAATTATGGAATATTTTAGATACTTTATCCTCATTATTTTTAGAGAATTTATAAGGTTGATTAAAATATTCAACATATTCTCTAATATCATCTCTTGAAACTCTTTCAACTCCTAAATATTGAGTTTGTTGCATTGAATAAATACTTTTTCCACTACAAGGTATTCCAGATAAAATCTCTATAGTTTTAATGGGAGTCTGTTGTTCCATGTTTTTCTCCATAAGTTAGATAATCTGGATTAATAATTTTAGATATTTTTTGTCTATTTCCAGAAATACATTTAACGACTATACCTTCATGTGGTACTTTACAATTTTTTATAAAATTATTAAATACAAATTTATCCTGTATTTGTTTAGACCATTTCCCAGTATATAAATATTCTACAGTATTACAAATACCTAAATCATCATTTATTGTTTGAAACTTGTTATCTGATAAATATTTACCATCTAATTGAATATCAAATAACTCCAATATATGTTCCTTATAATCATAATCATAATTTTTTTGTATCCCTTCTCCAAATATTTCACCGTAGATAATAATACCTTTTCCTAATACTGTGGGAGTATAATTAGCTTTAATATATTCCCAAAGTAATTGTTTTATTTGATATTTATCAGCAGTTTCTCTCCACACATCTGTAGAGTAAAAACCCTGAGGATTATTAATTTTCTTTTTCTTGAATAAATTGACTATTTGTTTTATTATTTCCATATTTATATTTCCATTTAAATCCATGTGATTTTTTATATCTTTCTTTACAACATCCCGTTATTGAAGAAGAACTATAACCTAATCTATTCTCTACTTCTTTAGAACTACTCCATTCTTTTATAAACTCCTCATCTAAAGTTAATTGTATTATAGGCTTACTTCTTCCATAAATACTTTTAATAGTTTGTTCTATTGGTCTTTTACATCCCTTATTTGCTTTTATAATAATATCTAAAATTTCTTTTGAATGAATTTTATTATAAAATGGATTATTTTTTCCTTTAAATTCAATTTTCTTTTTCTTATTCATTTTAGATTTTACTTCTTCAGAAAATTTAAATCCATAAGTACCAATACCTGATTCAGGAGCAAGATTAAAAAAATCTGAATTATTAACAATATTCCATAAATTAGAATAAAATAATGATTTTTCTCTTAATTCTTCTTTATCAAAAGTTTCTAATAAAATTGTAGTTTTAATATCTTTAGACTTAATATTATGCTTCTTTAAATGAGCTTTCCAATATTTACCACTTCCTTTATAGGTATAAGGATTTTTACTAGTAGTAATACCTAAATATTTAAGTCCAGATTGTAATTCTTTAAGATATAAATAAGTTTTCTTCATTTTTATATTAGATCTTCTTGATATTTTTCAACATTGTGTGATCCAATTATAAATTGATATTTAATATAAGGATTTCTAGTAAAAAAGTATAAAAATTTATCTCTAAAAGATAATTTAGCTTTCTTAACAATTCCGTATCTAGCATTTGTACCATGAATCTTTCTAGTTATAACAACTTCATCATCTTCATTGAACATATTAGGGACATTCTTTTGATTAGAAAATTTATAATAAATATAAAAATTAGGATTTTGATAATATTTATGTTTTCTACCAGATTTCTCTTGAATTACAATAGCAGGTGGTTCATATTTATAAATACCTAATATACTCATTAAATCATGGCCTTCTATCCAACTAACTAAACCAACTTCTGCTTTAGGGATTAAAATACATTCACTATAAACACCTTTTAATTTAACAGTTCTAACTCTAGAACCTTTTCTTAAATAAGATATAATTCCCCATTTAGTTGCTAAATCTTCTGGTATTACAGCATCTGTAGTAATACAAAGAATTAAATCACCTTCTTTGTGAATCCCTTTTTGAGTAACAGAAGTCCACCCATTAACAGTGCATAATTCTATTTTATCTGCCCCCTCTATAGGTTCGATTTTATTAATTTTGTTTATATAACAAACTGAATCTAAATTTTCCATAATTTTTAAGCGTAACAATGTGTATATACATCACCTTGTTTCATTTTTCTACGTTTTTTATTAGTTAATCTTTTAAAAAATTGTTTAACCGATGTTTTACTTCTTTGTTTAGAAGCTTTACATTGTTTACATTTACATACTATTATTTTCATAATTTAAGTCCAAAGTGCTTTTCTAATTTTCATTAATCTTAATAACATTTCATCATCTTCATTTTCATCTAAAATATTTTTAACTTTTCTTAATTCCCACCAATTATATAAAAATTTAAGTTCATCTACAAATTCTTTATGAGCTTCATAATTACAATGCACATCTCCCTTTTCAATTTTTATAAAATCTACTAAAATTTGAAAACAGGCATGTAACATTATTTCATCCCTATCAATCCATTTATTTATATTTGGTAAACTTGTTATTTTTAATTTTCTCATAACTTAAAATTCAGGTAGTTCACCAGGTTCTTTAATTCTATTTTCATTAATATGTTCAAAGTCTGAATTTTGATATATTTCAGACTCTTCCATTAAAGACCAATAAGTACCATTCCAATAACCTATTTCATGTTTTGAATACCCTAGTTCTTTAACCCAATAATATCCTTCTTGTCTATCCATTTTTCAAATAATAATAAGTTGTAAATAAACCACCCGACTTTAACTTAGTGGATTAATATAAACATTATATGATAGTTGGTACGCTAATAATCCAACTGTTCAGCGTCTTATCATTTGTATAATAATCTTATATAGTTACTTAGAATCAGTAGATCTAACTGTCTAAGGGACTCAACTTTCATACAATCCCTTGCTTACCTGGATAATCCAGCATTACCTGTCAATACCTTCAGTAGGGATAGTAGAGGAAGAAGTTGGTTCAATATTTTACTTAATTAATCTTGTTCAAATATAGTAATATTTTACCAAAGATTATAATTAATTTAATTAAATTTTTTACCAAGAGGTAGGGTTTATACTTATATTTTTTAAAGTAAAATGTAACTTGACTATTAGAGTTCGAGTTGTTAGAGTTAGAGTTATTGAACACTAGATAACTAGAATTAAAATATAAACCTGTTAAATATTATAATTTATTATAAATATCAATAAATGTTTCTCCTACATAATCAGATATTTTTTCATTTTTATAAAATGCAACCTGACCATTAGAGCTCGAGCTGTCAGAGCGAGAGAAAAGGAACACCAGAGAACCAGAAGTTTTATCATAAGTAAAATAAGGATAATAATTGTTTTGATCTATAGAAAAATTCTTTACCCAACTACCATTAAATAATCTTTCAATTTGTTTAATTTGTAAATAAGGTAATAACTCCAATGGTTCTTTTAAATAATTACAAACATCATTATAGTTTTTAACATTAGTTATTAAAAAATCTTCATCTAATTCAATTTTTAAAGATAAATCATTTTTAATTTCTCCTTGAGTTTTTAAATTATTACTTTTAAGATTTTCTAATAATAAATCTATTTCATCTTTCATATTATAAATATTTAGTTTTTAAATTTATACAATTACCGTGTTTTAACCAACCATTATATGCGATAATAGATTTTTTATTTTTGTTATATTTAATCATTTTAATAAAATTATTTTTAATTGTTTTCCTCAATAAAACATGCGTATGATAAAATTTATAACCAAGAAAATCTATACCTCTTTTATTTACAGGAAATATTTGATAATTTGGTTTAATATTAAGATTTAAATTAATAACTAAATAGTTAGTTATTTCTTTTCTTAAATTATGTAAATATTCTTTATTAGAGTGTAGTATAACTAAATCATCACAATATCTAAAATAATATTTAATTTTTAATTGTTCTTTAATATAATGATCAAAATAAGTTAAGTAAAAATTAGCAAAAAATTGACTTGTATAATTACCAATAGGTAATCCTTTAGTAGAATCTATGATTTCAAATAATAAATTTAATAATTCTATATCTTTAAATTTATTTTTGAGTAATTCTTTGAGTATGTAATTATCAATATTTGGATAAAATTTTTGAATATCTAATTTTAAACAATATTGAGTATGTTCAGTATCTTTTAAACTTTTAATTAAATTTTTTGATGCTTTATAAATTCCTCTATTCTTAATACAAGAATAGGTATTGGATGTAAAACAACTTACAAATATTGGTTCTAAAATATTTAAAATAGCATGATGTACAATACGATCTGGATAATAAGGTAATTTATAAATTATACGTTCCTTACCTTCAAATATTTTAAATACATGATATTTTGAATTTTTAAATTCATTATTTATAAGCTGTTTATTTAACTTTATTAAATTTTCTTTTTTATTTAAATCAAATTTAATTATATCTTTTTGTTTAATTTTACCTTTTCTTGCTTTATTTTCTGCTAATATTAAATTATCCAAAGAGCAAATCTTATTATATAAGTTACCTATTCTTTTCATACATTACTTTTTAATGATTTTTCCACAATTAAGGTACTAAAACATTTTTTTATAAAACTTGTTATTTTAGCTAGGGCTAAGGTTAATAATATGATGTTTAAGTAATATCTAATAGACTCGTTAGTATTGGAATTCCAATTGTTGTAGTTATCAATAACTCAACTAGAACTAACTAGAAAAATTAATATTATTAACCTGCGTAAGTATAAAAATCTAAATAAATATTATTAAAATTTTTAATTCCACTTAAACATAATTTTTCAGAATAATAATGATGTCCAAAAGACCCGTAAGTATAGGAAATCCAACCGCTGAAGTTACCAACAACCCAACCAGAACCAACCTTTTTAATATAAGGTATATACTTAATTTCGTCAGTATTATTCCAATCTAAAACATTTTCTTGATTGTATATTTTAACAATTTTAGGTATTAATACACATGCGTTTAAATATCTTTCAAAGGGTGTTATAGGATTAAGATATGGAAGTAATGCAGATCTTGTAGTATTAAGAAATCCACATAAAGATTCAACATCTGTTACTATCTCATCTATATTTAACATTTTAGTTGGTTCTATGTGTAAAGTTTTTAATTCAGTATTATTATTTAATTTTAAATCTTGTAAAAAAGCATCTATATTCATTTTAATGGAATTAATATTTTATTTTCTATATTATATACAAATAATTTTATTATAAAGGCATTAATTTAACGATTGGTGTTGTGCCTTTATCTAAAATTAAACCCAAACTAATAATAGGTTTATCACTAAATGATTTACCATAATCAAAAGCATAAGCATCTCTATCTGCTCCCCATCCTACTTGTAATCCAAAAATTGCATCTTTTTCAGATACAGACCATTGTACAAAAGTTTTAGAGTGGAAATGTCCCTGACAAGTTGAAATTCTAGATTTTTTAGCTACTGTAAAAGCATCACCTATACTACCATGTTTATATAAAACATTATGAAAAGTATGTTCTAGTTTAAATTCCCATGTTTTAGGAGCATCTAATACATCACCAAATCCTTTAATAAAATGTTTAGATAAACCAATAGTCTTAGCTTTACGTTGAATTAATAAATCATGATTACCAATTAAGCTAATAGCATTAGGAAAAGCTTTAAACCATTCTTCTAATTGAATTTTAGCAGCACTTAATTCAGCACCAACAGACATACCATCTACATCTTTTTCATGATAACTCCAAGCGTGACCATCAACTATATCTCCTGCAAATATTACAGTTCCACATTTATATTTATCCTGTTGTTCTAAACAATATTCTAAAACACCTGGTTTAATAAATGGAGCATGAAGATCAGGTAAGAAAAGTACATTATCTTTATTATAATAATCTTTAATAATTTTATTATGTTGTTTTTTAAACTTAATATTTTCTAAAGTTTGTGGTTTAACCATTTCAATACCTCTACTTTTTAAAACTTTTTTAACTAAATTTTTAGTAGATTCTCTAATTTTATATTCAATTCTAGCTTGTTCTAAAGCTATTTGAATATCTTTCGAGGATATTTTACCTGGATAATTTTTAGCTATTACTTTAGGACTACATTTTAAATATCCTTTACGTTCTAATAACCAATTATATACTAATTCTTGATTTTTACTTAATTCCATTTGTTTTTTATATGAATTATTATTATTTATATTTAAATATAAATCCGTTTGTTTGTTTTCTTTCACCCTTTAATACACTATGTATATGTGTTAATTTTCCATATTTTAAATTTATTTCAGCAATCGAATCCCATTCTTTTATAAATACATTATTTAAATCATATTGTAAAATTTTAACTATTTTACCAGAAATATATTTATCTATTTTCAACGGGTAATTATTATTTATTTTATATTTCCATAAAAATTTTCCTGCTTTATTAAATTTACCACTAACTGCTCTACTAATACAATTATTATTTAAATTTAAAACAATACTAGCTTCTATAATACTACTCCATTCTTTAACAAAATCACCATTTAAAGTATATTGTAATATACAAATTTTAGGCCTATTCATAGACATTTTTTCACAAGTTTCTTTAGTTCTTTTTAAACCTCTAGCTTTTAAATTTGGCTTATTTAAATGAGATTTACTCATTTTATTTTTAGCTTCTTGTGAAAATTTATAACCTATTTTAGATAGACTAATTTTTTTACATGTTTCTAAACTAACAGTTTGATAAATATCATTAATTTTAGGTAATTTTAAATTTAATCCTTTATTTTTATCTAATACTTCATAAAATTTTCCTAAAATAGCTTCATATTTTAACATATCATTAATGTTTCCAAACCAAATTTCTTCAAAAGTATGATTTTCTACACCATATTTTTTTAAAGAATTATATAATTTAACTTGTTTTTTACAATCTAATGTTTTATATCTTTTCCATCTTTTTTCTAAACTTAATGATGTACTTCCAACATATATTTTATTTGTTGGACTTGTAATCTTATATACAAATCCGCAACTTATATTTAATGTATTTTTCATACACCAATATAACAAATAATAATGAATTATACAAATTATTTTTTATTTAATTTTTCAATTTCATGTATTAATCCTTGTAAATTAAATAAAGCAGCAGATAAATGATCTATTTCAGGTTCTAAATTAGCATTATCATATTTATTAGCTATATATTTTTGAATATGTCTAAATAATGATTTTTCATATTCCTCAATAGGAATACCTTTTTTCCAATTACCCCTACCATATTTCGATTCTTGTGTTTTCATATATTTACAATACCTTTGTAATGCAATCCATGAAATACTTTCTATATAATCTTCTTTATCATTATCTGAATCACGCATTGCTCCTGTTTCAAATACTCTATTTTGGAGTTTACCACTATCAAATTTTAATGTCTCTTTAATTTGTGTTAATTTTTCTTCCAAAGGAATTAATTCTTTTTTATTATCAAGAACCATATTTTTTTATTTTTTGGTTTATTCTATAAATCTCAACATTAACTTGAGATACAGATTTATTTAATCTTTTAGCAATTATACCATTAGAAATTCCTTGTAAATATAAGGAATATAATTTAATAAATTTATCAGTATTAAATATTATATCATAATTTTTAACTTTTTGTTTTAAAAAAACAACATCATCTAAAATTAATTTTTTTTTTACAATAGGTTTAATTTTTGGCTTACTAAATTTATCAGATAATAATTGTCCTTCAATTTTTTTAACAATATTTGGAATAAATGCATATGTTTTATTAAATTTTTTAGCCACTTCTGTTTTAGTATAACCTTTTAAAAAGTATTGTATAGCCAACCTTTCACTAAATTTTAAATTTTTCATATAAAAATTATAATCAGGATGATCTTGTATATCTTCATATATTTTAATATAATCTGCATGTTGAGATTCAAAGTAAACTAAAGATGCTTCAGATTCTTGAAAATAATTAACATATCCATGTATTTTAAAACTAGTATTTGTTATTCTTTTATGAAAAGCCCAAAATGTACAATTTTTCATTATTTGAATAAATTTACCTTCAGTCATCAGATCTTTAGGTTTATTAAAATATTTAGTTTGTACATATAAATAAACATCTTGGTATAGATCATCAGCATCACTAAAATCTCTATTCCAAGTATGTTTATCTTTTTTTTTAGTTAAATTTACACAATATTCATATATAATAGGTTTAAGCTTTAAAAAATCATTTATTGTATAGTTATTTAATGTTGTGTTCATCTATATAATCATCTAATTTTTTTGTAAATTCTAAATCACTTTTACTATCTAATACAATCAACTTAACTAGTTCACAAAATTGTAATTCTGGAATAGTCATCCATATCCTATCTATTTTATTTAAAATAGGAAACATTCTTTCATGATTTTTATTACTAGATTCAATAATTTCTTTAATTCTTTCATTGTGCTCCATAATCTTTTTTTAAATCGTTAATTGTTCTAAATAGTTCATATTCTTTTAAACATGGTTTACTAGATACTTCATCTATTAAATTCACATCTACATTTAAATAATTTGCATAAAGTTTACGTTTGATATTATCTGGATATAAACAATCATGCATATATGGTCTATGGTCTTTAATATTTCGCTCTATACCATAGATATTAAGTATTACACTTTTATAACTATCTGAGGTTTTAGAGTATTTACCATCAATAATCTTTTCAAAATCTTCATGAAAATGATTAGGAATTTTATAATATAACAAATATTCTTCATCATCTTCAATATATTCAATAAAATTTTCATTTAAATTTTGCAATAAAACAAATGTAATAGATTCTTCAGCAAAATCTAGTTTATTTAATATTATTACAATTTGTTTACTAATCACATCCTTAATATAAGTATTTATAAATATTTTAGGATGATATTCTATAATTTTTGCTTCTGAAATGCCTATTAAAGGCATTAAAAATGAAGTTGTTCTAGTTCTAATAATGGAACCTTTTTCTATATAACCAAAGTTATTCAGCCATTCTAAGCGTTTTTGCATAAAGATTAATACTATTTATAAGTTCTGGAGATTTTATATCTTCATAAGAAGATAAAATTTTTAAACACACATAATTTTTATTATATTCTTTCATTCCAAATTCTTTTCCAAAGTATTTTATATATTCATCTAATACTACCTTTTCACAATCGTCAACATTAATATTATTAAATAATTTTTCAACATATTTTTTTCCTTTTTTTGGAATTCCTTTTGTATTATTATGTGTACCTTGAATCATATCTTTCCAAAATTTAAAAAGTTCTTCTTCTTTAGTACATGTAACCCATTCACCTTTTTTCCAATTATAATGTGTTCCTTCTAATCCTAAAAGATCAGAATCAATAGCACATATAAATGAATTTTCAATTTGTAATCTAGCAATATTTACAGCATCATCAACTTCAATATCATTTACTTCTATTGCGCCATGTTTTTTAATAAAATATTGCTTTGTAAATTCCCACATTTTAGGAGAATCTTTATTTCTATCTTGTTTATAGGTAGGATCTACTTCTAATTTTTTAGAAATAGTATTCCTACCCTTAATAAATGCAAGATAATGTGTGGCTTTAGAGTTTTCTAAAATCATCCTAATTAAATTATCACAAGATAATTCAATCTCATCTTCAGATTTATCTATATATAAAAATCTTTTACTACACTCAGTTCTCATTGCATTACCAAATTTATCTAATTGTTTATTTGGATGAAATGCTGTAAAACAAACTGAATCAAGATCTATAATTGCAATATTATTGCTCATAATCTGGTTTTATTTCAGTGTATTTATCTTTAATCATTTTAGATAATTGTTTAGCTTTAAATGTATCAGAAACAGCTTCTTTTATTGAGTTAGCTCTTTTACTAATTTTATCTAAAAACTTTGTGATATCTTCAAGATCTTTATATTCTACTTTTGGCATATTAAAATTGTTTTAATTTGTTAATATAATTACTATCATTAGCATATTTTATTCTAACTAAGAAGTCATAATAATTTTCATTATTTTTTAATCTTTTCATTTGCCAAGCTTTATAATCAATTACTGATTCTTTCCAAGATTTATATTTAATAATATTAGTATCTGATATTTGAAAACCAAATAAAGCATTATATTTTTTAAATTTATTAGAAATAAAATTACCTGTTTCTAGTTTAGCTTGATTATATACAATTTTAGGATGTTTAATTTCTAATAAATTTATAAAGTTAATTAAAGAATCTTCAAATTTTAAATTTTTATTATAACTATTAATTTGTGTAAAATTAGAATTTACTCTAGTTTCATATTTATAAAAATTACCAATTAAAGATAATATTAACATTATACTTGTAATAATATTGACATTTCTAATAAATTTATATTTACTTCTATAATCCATAATATTTTTTTTAATTATTTTTATATTTCCATTTAAATCTTCCACTCGATTTTCTTTTCCCTAAACATACTTGTCCAATATGTCCAGAATTAATTTTTAATACTTCTGCTGCATTTTTAATACTAATCCATTCTTTAATAAAATTATCATTTAAATCAAATTGTAAAATTGGTTTAAAATTATGAGAGTTCATTGTAAGTTTAAATTCACTAATTCTAGTTTTACCTAAAGCATGTTTATTTCCTAAACGAGCTTTTCCCATTTTAATACAAGTTTCTTTTGATAACTTTTTACCTAAATTAATAAATTTTAAATTATCTTTTTGCGCTTGAGTTCTTATAGAATTTTTATTTTTAAAACCTATTCTTAATTTAGTATCATAACTCATTACAGAATAAATATCTCCAAGTTTAGGGAGTCTACAATTCAAATTTTCTTTTTCTAAAACATTAAATCCCCAACCAATCATTGTTTCATATTTTAACATTTCATCAATAGGTACTTTCATGATAATTTCAAATATGTGTGCTTTCCAACCATACTTAAGTAATGAATTGTATAATTTTCTTTGAGATTTACATTTTAATAAATAATAATGATTCCATCTATTTGATATATTAATAGTACTTCCAACATATAATCTTCCTGTAGGACTAGTAATCATATAAATGTAACCAATTTTATTTATTTCCATAATATTTAGCTTTTATAATTGCAATAGATTTATTAACTGTTGTTGAATTATTTGGAGCAAAATAGTCAATATTCCAACCATTAACTGTTAACCAATGTTTAAAGATACGCAATTTTAATAAATATTCATCAGAATAAAGACCTTTTGTTTCTATAATCCAACCTGTTTTGGTGTCTTTATTTAAACAACTAAAATCTGGTTTAATAGTAATGGCTCTTAAGTTATTAGTAACTTCTCCAAATTGATAAACATATTTTGGTTTTTTTTTATCTTTAAATCTAGCATTAATTCCTAATTCTTTAGCTTCATCATATGTCATCATACGTTTATAAAGCTGATAACTGACTCCTGATGCAATAAATTTGGGTTGAAGTTCAAATACATTATCTTCATAGTTAAAATGTGTTATACTAGCTTTTTGTAAGGCCTGATAACACATTTTTTCTAATCCAGATCTTAACTGAACCCCATCATGAATAGTAGGAATCCCATGAGGAACTGCTTTTTTCTTAGGTTTAGAACTAGTTTTAAAATTTTTTTTAACAGGAGCCCGTTGTATTTTCATTTCTTTCTCTTAAAATTGCTGTTGTCCAAGTATCTAAGTTTTTAATATATTTAAAACCCATACCTGGATAATCTATTTTTCTATCTATTAAAATACCTACAACAGGTGTAGGATCTAATGTAGTAATAATAACTTGATCTCCATCAAAATGAATATTTGTATTTAAAGTGATAATTCCCACTTTAGTAGTATCATTTAAACACATAACTACTCTATCTGTAGGAATATCAAATTGACTAGCAATAGCGTTAATATAAATTAAACTTGAATTGGTTGTAATAATCCATAATTCATATTCAAACCCCTTACTAGAGTAATCATTTTCTTTAGTAGCTTTGATTAATTGTCTAAAGTCCTCATGATTCCAAATATCTGTAGGCTCAAAACTTACTTTAATTTTTTCCATAATTTATTTATCTTTAATGTTAAAATAATACAGTAAACTTAAAAAGATACCCATAGGTAAAGTAAATAGTAAAATTAAAAGTCTATCTTCTGGATTCCAGTAAAATATATTAAAAGTTAGTTTATAAAAACTAAAACTAATATAAAATATTGCAAACCATGCAAAAAATACTATTATACTTTTAATTAATTTCATTTTCATCTTTTTTAATATCTGATTCTTCTAATCTAACTTCTGTAGTTTCTTCTTTACTCCAAGATTCTCTAGTTACTAAATACCCTAAAGAATTAATAAATTTTGATCCATTTGTTATATACATATCATCATTTATAACATTGTGTAGTAATGTCCATATATTATTTAATGGTACATCTTTTAGTTGGTGTATATCTAAAAATAAAAAACCATCGCAAGGAGTATCTGATTCTATTGTATTTTTTATTGGAGAATATTTATCACAAAATTGTGTCCAATTAATTTTTACCATATTCTTTTATATATATAAATATTTGACATAATCCTACAACAGTACAAAGTATTCCCGCAATCAGATTTATATATTTTATAAATGTATAATTAGGAACATATCGCCATAATATTAAATTTATTATTCCTAAAATTAAGTTTGTCATAACAGTTTCTTTTTAATTAATTTTTTAGCTTTTTCCATTTAAAGCCTTTATAAATATTATCCTTATTAGTTCGTATAGCTGTAGATAAATGTTGTTTATTAATTCCTAATTCTTTTTCAATGTCTGAAACTCCTTTCCATCTTTTTATAAAATTACCATTTAAATCATATTGATATAAAACTTTACTACTATCAGGTAAAAAGAAATTTAATTTTTCTAAACCCCATATAAACCCATTATAATAATGTGATTTACTTTTAGTAGCAAAAGATATATTTCCAGGAGGACAATTATTATCTCTAGCTGCATCTGACATACTATTATATGAATTAATATACTCACCATATAAAGAATATTTATAAACAGGAATAGATCTATGATGATCTTTACCAAACTTACCTTTACATGAATGATTTAAAGATTTTTTCAAATTAGATTCTTTACTATGAATTTTACCAGAATTTTTACCTTTATTACCAATAGATATTTTTAATTTAGCTTCTTTAGAATGTTTTAAATTTCTAAAAGAAGCTCTACCAGTAGATGTCATATTTAATCCAATCTTTTTATTTGTATAATAAAAAGAATTATAAAATTTAATATAATAAGTTTCTAATTCATCTATTTTAGATTCATTTGTTTCTTGTAAAATTTCAGATTTAAAATTATCCCAACCATATTCTTTTAAACAATTATATAATAATAATTGACTTTTACATTGTAGGGTTTTATATTTATGGAATCTTTTATAAATAGAATAAGTTTGTCCAATATATATTTGTCCTGTAATAGTATTAGTTAATTTATAAATATAATATGTTCTAGATATTTTCATGTAATTTTTGTAATATTCTTTTAGTTTTTTCTTTACCTATTTTTTTATGAAGATCGCTGATGTCTTTACAACCAGTGCTTTCAGGTATAAAGATAGGTAAAATATTATATTTATCCAAAAGTTTTTGAGCACCATTTCTACCAGCTTCATCGTTATCATATAATGAAATTATTGTAGTAAATCTTTTAGATAATTCTTCATAACTTTTTTTAGACAAGTCATTTGTTTCTGCTTGTACTGCTACAGAATCATATTTCATTTCATATAAACACAAAACATCTTTAAGTGACTTTGTAAGTATTAATAAATCTCCTGTGTTGGGAAGTTGATCATATCCTTGTAAACAATCACTACCTACATTACTTAACCATTTACCTTCTTTAGTGATTGAATAAGGGTTATAGATTTTAAGATATTCTGTATCATTTTTAAAGAATTTATAAGAATATAAAGGATTACTATTTTTATACTCAAATACATAGTGTTTATCTCCCTTATTTAAATAAACATGACTACAAGCCTTAACATTAAAAAATTGTAATGTTTGTAAAGATATACCAAATTGCATCCAGTATTCATAATCTATTAAACTAAATGGTTTAACAATTACTTGAATATTGGATTTAGCTTTAATTAGTTTAGGTGCATCATTGCTCAATAATAATTGAGGTGTTACATTTAAATTAGTTTTTTTTAATCCAAAATCAGTAGCAATGATATTACAAGTTTCATGATAATTAGATCCATACTTTTTACTTACATAATCAAATGCTAAAAAATAATCACCATTACCATAATCTTTATAATAAGGTATTCCGTTAGCACTAATTTGTATTCTACAACTAGGATTTGAATCATTATAAAACTCTGATTTAAAACTAGAATCTGATGATTTATAGTTAATGCAATATCTTTCTAAAATCTGTAATTCTGTAATATATTTAAGTATTTCATCTTTTGTTATTTGTAAACTAGCATTATCAAAATTGAACATAGTTTATAATTTATACTTTTCATATTTTGAAATATGATTTTGTAATTGATAATACATTTGTTTAATAACCCTTCCAATTTGATATTCATCCATATACACTAATCCCTCCATTGTTAATTGAGATTCAATCTTAAAATATTGAGGGGGTAATTCTTTTTCTGCAATACCAAATAATCCTGTTTTAATTTTACGAACACCACAATCATACATTCTTAAAAATCCATCAATCTTTATTTCACATACTCTTCTTTTTGCAATTTCTAGTTCAAATGGGTCATTAATAGGATTTATTTCTATATTCATATTATATTTCTTTTAATATTAATTGATATTTTTTACCATTTTTAAGTTCAACAACATCATGTTTAATATCTTTAACTTCTTTATAAATATCAAAAATACTAATATTTAAACTATTTGCTATAGCTAGTCTTAAACTACAATTAGCCATACTATTCATTTTCCAACTATTCATAATTTAATTTTTTATAAAGTAATAATAAGGATAAACTTGTCTTCTTTAATTTATCTACACGCCTACCTTCCTATTTTCATAGGTTTAGGTCGGCTGGGTTCAAACCATATTTAACGATAACTTATTATTACTTAATTATTAAAATGTAACTGAGTCAGTAGCAGGACTACTAAATGTAGAATCTGTTGGTGCTGGATCAATAGCTAACTTTTTAATATTTTTTTCAATACTAAAATATAATTTACTATTAGATTCTAATACTGTTTTTGATTCACAAAATACACCTGGACTGAAAGATGATGCTACATACTTAGTTCCTTTTTGAGAAATCTTTTCTTCACCTATTACTTTTAATCTAAATTCTTTACCTACTAAAAGTACAGCTAATTTACTAGCTAGTTCTTCAGCAGATTTAACATTAGGCATTTTTGTTTTAGAAGTAACTTCATCTAAAGAATATGTAGCTGCAACTAAAGAAAGAATTGCATTTTTAGATATATCCCAAGCAGATTTTTGTTTACCAGGATTAACAACAGTGCTTATATAGTATTGCTGTTTAAGTTCTGCTCCTGTACTATCTTCTACTGTAAATTCTAAATAAGGAGATTGTTTTTGAGTACTAAGACCATTTGTAATAGATACTATTTTTACAATATGAATACCTGGTTTAATTGTTTCTTTAAAATTGCTTTTAGATACTTCTGCGTTATCAAAATTGAACATAATTTATATTTTTAATTGTTAATGATTTAATTTATAAGAGATATTATTCTCCTAATTGATATTTTGTAATTTTATCCAAAATTAATTTATAGTCATTTGGTTCAAATTTATCTAAACATCCTTCTGGAGATTTAGCTAATCTAGTTCCATCACTATTTGTCAAAAATGAATAATCCATTTTTCCATTTATTTCTTTCACATCAGTGTGAAGAACATATGTAAAGTATGAAGGTATTTTAATTTGTGTATCCATTAATTTACCAGCAGTTTGTAGAGTAATAATACTATTACCATGTACATCTGTACCTCTTTCAGTATGTCCAATCACTATCACATTTAAATCATCACGTAATGTTTCTTCTATTTTAATCAATCCTTGAAATACATCAATTGCTAAATCTGTCCATTTATTGTATCCGGTAATTTTAGCATCTGACATAACTCTATTTGTGACAAAATGTGTGAACAGTTTGTTATCTATAAGGCTCTTTATCCTTATATTCTGCAATTTAGTCTATTTATATTTGCAGCTCAGACTATCTCATCATCTAATTTTAGATGTTCTTATTTCGTGGTAGATTCAGATAGGTTACTTATCTACTAGTCGTTGAACCTTTCTAGCTACTATTATACCATTCACTAGCTTGGTAACTGATTATCTTATATAAAGACTTTCCAGTTTTAAAAGAATTTAATGAGGACTTACACAATTAATTTATATTGCATATTCACAACAGAATATTTTTGTAGTATTTTAGTTATAATTTCTGTAGATTGTCTACTAAAATACAAAACACTATTTTGATGTACTGTTGATTTAATATTAAATTTTTCATAAAGAAAGTTAGAAAATTCTAATACATTATTCCTATCAAAACAATAAGACGATAATTTATAATTTAAATTATCTTTACACCCATCATCATAAATTAAAAGAGCTAAACTTAACTCAGAAAATTTATCTTTAATGAAATCCATTGGTATTATCTTTTTGTTATTTGGATAAAATATTTTTCTATATTTTAATAATGAAGGAATGTTATAACTATAAGATCCATACACTAAAACACCTTCTTCTGAAGTAAATTCAGATTTTAAAAGATGAATTTTAGATTTACTCATAAGATTTTTAAAAATATTTACTTTATAATTAAAGTATTCTTTTTGTTTTTCTGTATGAGAAAATTGAAATGATGGGTATTTTGATAGTTTTGTTTTAAACACTAAAGTTGAATCTCCTAATAATGTACCAATAAATGCTTCTTCTTGAATATCTGTCATATAAACATTTTGATGTTTAGAGTTAACTGGAAGATTTAATTTATTTCTTATTCGACCAACTTTAAAATAAGGAATATTTAAAAGTATTGAAATTTCCTTATCTGTTTTTCCTTCTTTATTTAATTCTTTAATTTTATTTTCCATATTTATATATTTGAGTTATTAACTCATTAAATATACAGATAATTTTAATATTATGCAAATTTATTTTAATAATATTTTTTAATCCTCAACAATAATTGTTTTAAATTTTGCACCATTATTTGCACTAATAAGGATAGTTTTTAATTCTGGAAATGTAGAACAATTTACCACATTTCCTTTTTCTTTACTATATTTTACAGCACCACCTTTAAAAGGAAGTTCTTTTCTATTAGGTTTAACTAATAATGTTGTATTTTCATCTAAATTTAAAATAGCTCTTGATTTTCCTGTACCAGGTTCACCGATAGTCAATATAATTCTTCCCATTTTATTTATTTAAGTATGCTTGATAATCCTCTAAAGTCATTTCTTTAGGTAATTCTTCAAAATATCCAGCTTCAGGTTTAGTATATAATCCAATAGATATATTATCTGCACCTAATCTGTTTTTGATTGCTTTAAGTAATCTATATTTTCCACGTAAATTACCAGAAAATCCTTCAACATTAATATTATAATTCAAACTTGTTTCCAGTTGCATTTTATAAGGATTTAATAATCCTAATACTACATCTGCATCTATATATAAGTTACCTGAATCACGGAAGTCATTTTGTTCTGGAGAAAGATCTACACCCCTATATTTAACACGTTCTATATTAGATAAACTTTGATTAAACTGTTGTACTATAAAAAATGTCATACTAAACATATTTCTACAAGCAACAATATATTCGGACATTTTATCCATATTTTGTTTAAGTGTAAATCCTCTTTCAAATTTTAATAAACTAGCATGATCCAATACTACAATATTATATTCTTCTTTATTATTAGCTGTCCAACTAATAATTCTATCTTTACTATTTCCATCTTCATCAGTATATGGTTCAGTAATAAATGTACCTTTAGCTGACATTGTTTTCCACCATTCAGAATAAAGTCCAGTAGGATTAGTTGGAATCCAATGCCATTTTATTTGTGCAAATATTTCTTCTAATTCAGGTAATTCAGAATCTACAATTTCTTGTTCTTCTGAATTCATTCTAAGTTTACCCATACCTTTAATAAGTTGTGGAGATATAACTCTATTATATTTATTATATATTATAATAGATAACCAATTAGCTTTTTTACTTATTTCATCAATTTCCCATGAATAATAGGTAACATTAATAGGAATTTTTTTTTCTCTAGCATCTTGAATTCCATTTAATATTATAAAATCACATAGTGTCGTTTTACTAGATCCCGAAAGGCCCCCAATTAATGTATAACAACTTCTTTGTGTATTATAAATATAATCATTAATTCTATTAAAACCATTAGCTAATCCTTCATATTCACCTGCAAGACCTTTTGCAATTCTATCTTTAAATTGCGTCATAATTTCTAGTTTCTTTAGGTAAGTTTTGAATATTGCTAACATCTTCTAAATATTGTTCCCAAGTTCTTTGAGATAAAAATGTAGATAAAAGTTGCATAAATTCTTGTTTATTATCTTTAAGATGATCCCTATAGTATTTTTGTATACATAATAATATTTTTTGATGTAAAGTAACATTTAACGAAAAGGATACTTTATTTATTATAGTTGATTTATATAATTTTTTACATCTATTCAAATCATTATGTAGAGGTCTAGTACCACCAGTAATTCTCTTAACTGATTTTGGATAAGTAGACAGCAGTTCTTTAAATAATATTTCAAATTCATCATTATTTGCAATATTAAATAAATTTTTAGCCTGTTCTGTTACTTTAATATCATTAAAAAGAATATTTATCTCATCTTTTAAGATAATAAACCCAGAATTTCTTAATCTTTGAAATATTAATGTTTCTATTCTACCACAATGGGTAATATATTTCATTAATGTTTCTTCATCATTGTGAACTAAACAAAATAATACAAAATAATCTTCAATTTTAAGTTTATTAGTATAAATTTTCATTAAGTCTACACTAATTATTTCAATCATAAATACATTATTTTAGTTTGATCAAAACGCTCTAAAGCATTTTTGACCCATTGTTCATCAATTGTATCTTTATAACATAAGATATGTATAGTACTACAATCATCAGGATTTAATCTAAGGAATCTAAAAATCTTTTGGGTTGCTTTTCTTTCATTACCATAAGAGTGCATTATTATTCCATATTTAAGATTTGTTATATTAATTCCTTCATTTAATTGTTCTACTGCACATAATTTTAATAATTTACCTTGTTTAAAAGACTCTAAATTTGATTCGGAAAACTTATTATTTGAATGATAAGTTGTTGCACAAATTCTAGCTGATTGCTCTTGAGTACTTGCAAAACAAAGACATTTATTAAATTCTCCTATATTATTAAGAAGTTGTTTAGCTTTTAATTCTTTTGATAAAAATCCTTGCATAGCCTTCATGCGTTGTATAGCTGCTATTTGTTTCATTTTACCATGTGAATTATCAACTCTTCCAGTCCAATAATTATAAATAGCCAATTCACTAGTATTCCATGTAGCATTAGGTTTAATTATTTTAATATTTTTTACCCTATCTAATTCAATTAAGTGAATAACTAGCTTATAATCATTTAATATAAAGTCATCTATTGCTTCATCTGTACTATAGGAATATACTACAGGACAATATTTATCCACCATAAACCATTTTTCTGATTTCTCATTAACTGGTGGTGTTCCTGTAAGTCCTATAATTTTACCTTTAAATTTACTTAATATAAAATTACAAGTTAAAGTAAGTGAGTGTACCTCATCTAGATATATAATATCGTAATCATTTATATTTTGTTTACTTAAAGATAAATATGTTGTAAAAGTAATATTACTAAGAAGATATTCAAGATTAAATTTAATGGCTTCATCTTTCCAAGATTGGAATATAGATTTTTTAGGCGCTGCTACTAAAAATTTTGAATGACCATTTTGATTCATGTTCATATGCTTTAAACCTATTAGTGTTTTACCTCCAGAACCTGAAAGAGCTACAGTACCTCTTTCAACATTCTCTAATACCTTAAGTACCTTTTCTTGAATATCATTACGAGTCATATTAAATTTCTTTAGTTGAACTTAATGAATCATAATAATCTTTTTCTAATTGTTCAATATCTTGAACTTTATTAAAAAGTTTATTACAAGCATCATTAAATTCTTTCATTTTAGAATTTTCTAAATCTTTTAATTCTTTCTTTTTATCAGCAATAGATTTTTTAAGAAGTACATGTTTATCTAATAATGTAGATAAATCATTTTTAATATCTAATTCTAGTTTTTCTTTTCTATCTTTTAGTAAATTTTCTACAATAACTTCTACTGTATCTTTTTTTACTTTAGATGTATTACTCAATAGCTCTTCTCCACCCAACACTCCAACTAAACGTTTCATGTTGTTTTCAAAAGTTTTAACTATTTTATCTTGATTTTCTTGAGGTGTACCTTGAGGTATTTGTTCTTTAGCTTCAATCATGATTAAAATTTAATATTTATTATATCATCAAATAAAATAGATGATGGTGTTTTAACCTTATTAAAAACAGGTATTTCTACTTTAAATGAATTATCAGAACTTACTCCTTGAATAAACTTATCTACAAATATAGGAAATGTTACTTTTTTAAATTCTCTAAAAGCATATTTAGATTTCCAATCATTTGTAGTAAAATAAGGTTTAGCAAAATTATAAAACAAACTTTTAGAGTCATTTATAGAATGATTTAATCCTTTAGATAAATTTTCTAATATTTTATCATTAGATTGTTTTATAATTAATTCTAAATCAGATTGTTTTAGCATATTAATCTACTAATTCAAAAACTGGTGCGTGAAATTTACGAATTTTCAACTCAGCTGATTTTAATAATTTAGTTGTTTGAGCTACAGTTAATCCATAATATTCTGCAATTTGATCTTTTTTAACTCCTGAATCTACCATAGCTGTTAATTCTGCTTTAGAAATAGTTTTAGCTGTTTTAGTAGTGCTAACTACATTGTTTAATTGATTTTCCATGTTGTTTATTTTATATTGTTTTATTTATTATTAATCTAATATACACCAATCATTTTCTAAAATATCAGAAGGACTAGCAACCCATCCATAAATAGTATTATCAGGATATACTATAACTAATTGATTTTTGTACTTAATAGTGTTCATTTCAATAGGATCTACATTGGTAGGATATACTCCACTTGTATGACGTTTGATAAACTCATCTTTAATGGCTTGAGGTAAAGATTGCATTTTAGGAACTATATCCATGTTAATTACACTAGGTATTTGCATGAATATAAATAATCCTTTACCATTCCAACCTTTACGAGCTACTCTTTTTCCTTCATGTAGTGCTTTAATAGCATCTCCAAAATTTAAACTTTCTTGCATTTTATTTATTATTTAATTTTATTTAAAAAATCTACCAAATATGATAGATCTTCTGTTTTTTCAGTGTTTAAAACGTATTCTTTAAATTCAAAAAATGTTATTTTTTCAAAAACTCCAATAGCATTATTACCCCAGGCTCCTTCATAATTTATTATATTACCAGGACAAGGTTTATCTGAAAACTTAATAGTATTAATTCTCCAATTATCTACAATAGGTCTTTCCTCTTCAGTAAATCTTAAATACCAATTATTATGTGGAAATACGTATTCTTCTTTCATTTAGCATTTAATATTACTTAGTTCTAAATCAATTTTATTTATTTCTAATTCTAATTTAGTAAGAATAATTTCTTTAATTTCTTTAGAAAATAATGTAGAACATTTTAGAACATGGGGACCAAAACCAAAACTAGGGGGTTTAATAGTATTATAACATAATTTCAAAGAATATTCACTATTGGTAAGATTTGATAAATCCATTAATAAATCAGATTTAAGTTTATATAATTCTGATATTTTTTTTACTTGTTCTTTTGTCATATTATTTATTATTTACTCCACAAAATAATGATTCTAACCAAGTATTAAGTTCTAGAGAAGATGTTTTAATTAAATGAATGCAGTGTCTTATATCAATATTATGATGATATTTTACATAACCGCCAGCATTAGTACCTTTAGCACCTATACGAAGATCTAATCCATATTTAGTGGATGTATTCATTAATACTTTATTTCCGGTATAATCAATCCAAATATGAGCACCACCTGATTTAGTGTTATATAAAAATGATTGTTTTAATTCATCCCATATATTATTAGAGATGTATTCAAAACCATTTTTATTATTTTTATTATCAACATCTAATACGATATAATTATCTGATGGAGCTACTGCTAAAGCATAACCTTCAGGAATAACTCCTTCAAAAAATGTATTATCTGGAACCATACTCCATTTAACTATAGGTGTGTTGTTTTTTAATAAAAAACTTTTCATATTTAAATAAAAACATACTGTAAAGCAGCCTCGGGCTTAACCCAATAAGCTTTATAATCTCTGAATTTACAATAATCCCAAAGTCTATCTATTTCTTCTTGAATAAACTGATCTAATTCAATTTCATTTGTTAATTCTTCTTGTAGTTGGTCATTGGTTAAACCTAAATGTTGAGCATATCCAATAAGAGTTACTACTGAAGTATTTCTTGAACCTGGTTCAAAAGAAATATTATTTTCTGTTATGAAATTTCTAATTTCTGACATAATTTACTTTTTTAATATTACATATTATGATACGGATTATTTTCAATCCATTGTTTCATTTCTTCTTGTGATTTAAAACCTAAATCTTCCCAATTTCCTTTAGAGATCAAAGACCAAGTTTCTTTGTTATTTTCTATTTTAGAAGTAGCTTCGGCTTTTAATCCTTGCAATTCTTTTAAAAGATTATCTAATTCGCTCATTATATAAGAGTTTTTAAAATTTGTAGTTGTTCTTTTGTAATAACTTGTTCTTTTTTCCAAGTTTGAAGTATTTGTAATACTATTTTAAATTGATCAATTGTATTATCAAAATATGTTGTACCTTTATCAGATTTAAATACATTATCACTTTTGATAATTTCTTCAACAATACTAATATATTTATCTGTAACTAAAGATAAATTATAACCCCTATCTGTGTATTTAATTACACGTTCAAATTGTCTTAAGATACGTTTTACATCCCAAAAATTAGGTTGATAAAATGATTTATTCCATTTATTCCAAGTACCTTCTAATCCAATCGTTTCTCTCAATGAGATAGTTTTACCTGTTTTAATATCATACCCTGTAGCAACTAAATCTAAATCAAAATTACTAAGAACATCAAATATATTATTATGATGTTTTTTAAATATAACATTTATATCTACACAAGTATTATATTTAAATTTAATTGTAACTAATCCTAATTTATCTAAAGAAGATTTACCACGTTTAGTATATTCTTGATATTTCCATAACTCTAAAGGATCTAATATTAGAAATTGAGGATTATAATGCATAAAATATAATAGTTCTAAAAAACTATGCTCATTATAACAAAATAAATCTACATCTTGTCCTTCAAAATAATCTAACAAACATGATCCAGTTATACAACCTTCTATATCTTGTTTTTTCAATAATTCAATAGCATTATCAATTTGTTCTTTCATTTATTTAGTTTTAAAAATAAATTAGGTTGAGGTCATTACTCTCATTTAATAAATCCCTGTTTTGAAAGATTTAACCTAATTTATTTAATTTAATTAATCTAGTTTATCTGAAGTAATTTGAACTGCTGCTAAAATTGTTTTAATATCATAGATATTATTTAATTTAACAACACCTTCACTAAAGTATTCACCTACTGACTCAACATTATTAATACTATTAAATTGATTCATTAATTTATTAATTTTTTCAGTTTTTTCTTTAGATTCTTCATAATTTACAAAGTCCAATGCATATTTAACCAACTCTTCATTAACTTTAGAAACTGGTTTAGAAGGTTCTTTTACATAAGTCTGAGTAGAACTATTAAGTGAGGCTAATACTTCACGTTTTATAGCTTCTAAATTATCAATTTTACCAGGTGTAAAATTTTTATCTTTAATTGCTTCTGCTAATTTTACTATATATTCAGCATTTTTTTGTTGTAAAACAAAATCAAAATGAGTTACAGGTTTGTTTGTTTTTTTGTTAATTAAATATCCAGCAGGATTTAATGTTAGTTCTTTAGATGTTAAAAATTCCATAATTGTTTTTGGTTTTTGGGTTTATATTTATTTATATTTATTTAGCAATACTGTTAATCCAATCTTTTACTACATTTACATTTTTAGGTTTAAAACATTTAGAATAACCTGTAAGGTTATTTGTTTTTTTGTCATGTGTATGTAATGAGTATAGTGTTTCTACTTCAAAATTACAAATAAATTCTGAACTAAATTTGGTATTTTTCCAATACCCTTGAGGAGAATCATCATCTCCAAAGGATATTACTGTATTATATTTTTTAGGTTCTTTTACAATATTTGCAAACATCGCACCTTCATTGTTTCTTCCTGCTTTTTCAGCTAATTTAACAATATCTGAATTTGGTATATCATCATAATCTAAAAAGTATGTTTCTCCTCCAGTTATAATAATATCTGCATAAAACTTTTTAGACATTAATTTTGCTAAATTAGTAATAGAAATTACAATTGAATTTGGAATTGATCCTGAAACATCTAGTATTAGTAAATTTTTTAAATTATGTTTTAATACTCCATTACCAATATTTAATCCTAATTGTTTATTAAATGCTATTGGATCAAATATTACTTCATCAATAATATTTGTTTCTATAGATAGTTTAATATCATCTAACCATTTAGGTACTATTTTTAAATTAGATAATTTATCAAAATCAATAAAATACTGATCTTCAATAAAATCATCAATAGATAAAGGAGTATTACCACCAGATGCTTCCCAATAATCACCCCCAGATTGTAATTCATAAGTTTTAAAATTTTTATAACCTAATTTATTTAAACAATTTAACCAGTTTAAAGGTAAATTTGTTTTTAAACAAGATTTATATAAAATTTGAAACTCTAAAAATATTTTAATAAAATCTAGTTCTGATTTAGATCCTATAATATATGGAATACCTTTAGGTAACATATCATAATCATCTTTATTTTCAACTAAATAAATTATTGGTAATTCAACTCTTTTACTTGTGATTTTTGTTAGCATGTTGTATAAGTTTTTTTAAAATTGGTAAATAATCAAAAGATTCTCCCTCTTTAATATTCAAAGAAGGTAAATCAATTGTTGCTATTACTGGTGTTGTTAATATTGGTAACAATAAATTATCATAAGGACTACTTAAGTCACATCCAATTTGATTTATAGCTTTTTCAATACTTCTAGGTGTGAGAAAGTCCCAATCAATTGTTTCAAATTTTTCTTTATTTATTAAAGTACATAGATTTTTAGATAAAGAATTAGGTATTCCGTATTTATTTTGTAAATATTCCATAAATTCAGAACTATCAAATTTTAATTCATATTTAATAAACCGTTCTTTAATTTGTGGAGTTAAATTAATTAATCCTTGTGGATTAGAGGCTGCTATAATCATTACATTTTTTAACTCTTTACCTGATGGCAACATTCTATCTTCTAGTAAATTTAATACTGCATCCAATGTTTGTTTTAAAGTACCGTTAAAAACTTCATCAAAAAACAATATATCACCATCATTTAAATTTGCTAATTCGTAACTATCATAAACTTCCCAACTTTTAGTATCTTTGTTAGGCATAACTCCTCCAACTACCTCATTAGGCATTCTTTGACTAAGTGTAACTTTTGTCATTTTAACACCTTTAGATTTTGCAAATTCTTTTATTATTGTAGTTTTACCTAATCCTGGGTTACTCATAAACAAAGGTACTGTTTTTTTTCTTAAAATAGGATTATCGTATGTTTTATTTAAAACTTCAAGCATTAAATTTTTCATTGTATTAGATTTTTTTAAATTTTTATTATTTGTTAATTCACACCATTCATTAAATGATATTACTTTATGATTCACTAATGCCCATTTTAAACTAGATACTGTTTTTTGTTCCCAAAAAATACAACAAGTTGATTTACAATAATCAAGAAGAAATTTATAATTTATATAATTTTGAACTATTTCCCATTCTTCTTGATTTTCACAATATACACACTTTTCTACCATATTATTCATTTTTAAGTGTATTTAATAATTTAAGTAATGGATACATATTTTCAATTATGGGATCATTTGAATAAATTGTTGATATTATATGACTTTTAAGTATTCTACAATAACAAGTAACAGTTTGTATAACATATTCAACAATAATATAGTGATTACCTAAAATATTTTCTACTATTAAACCAGTAGCCTCATTTTCATATTTTAAATAATCTACAATTACAACAATTGCATTATCGTTATGAATGCCATTAGGCATATTACATTGTTTTTCAGATTTAACTATTACTATATCTCCAACATTCATATTAAAATAAGTTTAAATATTAGTTATTTAGTCCAAGAATCACTAATTGTAATATCAGATAATACTGGAATATTAGTAATTATTTCATTACCAGCTTTTTCCATTATATTTTTTTGAATTATAGACCAATTATTTGAAAAAGATTCTTCAACCTCACAATCAATTTGATCATGTACTGTCATAACTATATAAACTTTTTCTTGTAAATTATTATTTTTTATATAGTTTCTTAATAATACTAAAGCTCTTTTAGTCATTTGTCCACCACTTGCTTGAATGGGTGTATTCATTGAGGCCCTTTCAATACTACCTATCTCTTTAAAACTCATAGTTTCTTTAGTAGGCTTCCATTCAGGAAAGTATCTAATAATTTTATAAGGAGCAAAACATCTTATATAACCATATTTTATACCATAAGCTCTACAACCAGCTAGAAAGTTATTTAATTGTACAGTAGCTTTAAAATAATTTTTAATAATTAAATCAGCAGCATCTATTTCAATAGATAATGTATCAGCTAACTTATATTTTGACATACCATAAACTAAACCAAAATTTACAGTTTTAGCTGCATCTCTATAAGATTTACCTCTAAGAAAATCTGGTTTATCTCTAACATTATCTAATGGTACTTTAAATACCATAGATGCCACATTAGAGTGTAAATCCTCACCTTTATTAAAAGCATCTACCCATAAAGGTTCTTTACTGCCAAATGCTGTTAAACGTAATTCTTGACCACTAAAATCACATGATACCATTTTAAATCCTTTTCTAGGAATAAAACAATTTCTGTATTCTATTTTAGCAGGGATATTTTGCATATTAGGTGAATATTTATCACCTGAAGATACTCTAGTAGTGTCTAATATTTGCCAAAAGCTAGTATGAATTCTTTTAGTTGTTGGGTTGATATAATTTAAAAATTTTTTACCATAAGTAGTAACTAATTTAGATTGTTTTTTGTAATCAATAAATCTTTTAACTAAAGGATATTCATTTTGATATTTAGTTAAAAATCTTTCTCCAGTTTTTTCAATATCTAAACCTAAAGCTTTAAACACTTTATCCATTTGAGTAGGACTAGACCATTTAATAGTTACAGATCTACCATGTGTAAAAGATTCATCTATCTCAGCAAACAAATTACCCTGTACTTGTTTATTTACAAATTTACTTAATTTAGGTTCATTTATAGTTAATTCATCTAACTCTTGAGTATAATTAACTACATTTAATTCTGCTTTATTAGCTAATTTTAACCAAGCTTCTTTATCAAAACCCATTCCATTATACTCAATATCAGCTAAAGGTAAACAAGCATCCATTTCATTAGTAACCCAAGCACCTAAATCTAATTTAACTATTTCTAATAGTTGTTTATGTTTAATTTCAGTTAAACAAGTAACATCACTAACACCATAAACTATTTGACCTTCTGTAAAAGGTTGACCATTTAATTTAGTAAATTGATTTCTAACATCTTTATTTAATTCAATATTACAATATTTTTTAGCTAAAGCTTTTAAATTTAATTCTCTTCCTTCTTTTCCATTAGTTAAGCAACATTCAGCTAACATAGTATCATAAATATTATTTAATTCTATACCATGTAATTTAAGAAATTTGTAATCAAATTTTAAGTTTTGGCCAACTACTAATATGTCTTCTAATTTTTTTTTTAATGGAGAAATATCTATTGTCCTTACATCTATAACAAAAGTAATATTATCCCAATTTAATTGGAGCATTACTATTTTATTACTATGATTAAACATACCTTCAGTTTCAGTATCTAAATTAACTTCATCTAATTCATCTAACCAATATTTACATTGTAAAATATTACTTTGTTTATATAAATTACTTTCAAAAACTTCTGAATTACCTATAAAATATATTTTATTTTCCATTACGTAAATAATATCTTGAAGCCATAGAATACATTTGAGATAATAATATTTGTTGTAAATGATCTTGAGGTAAATTAATCTGTTCTTTAGACAAATCAATATCTTTTAAATCAAATATGTATTTAATTACAACATCTATTTGTTCATATATCGTTGCTTCTTTATTAATAATTTCTAATATTTCTTCGTTAGTTTTCATTAAGCTTCTCCTTCAACTTCTAATTGTTGGTTAGATTTTAAATCTTCTAATATTCTTTTTCTAAGAATTTCACCACAAATATGTTTATAACCACCGCCTAATATAGGAAACATTTCTCTAAGTTCTTCTGTAGTTTTTAAAAAATATTCTTTATATTTAGCATGTAATAATGCTTGTTGTTTAATTATTTGTGATAAAGGTTGTTTTTTATTTTTCATATTATAATTTTTAGTTTTTTACTAGATTTTTTTTCAGTATTAATCATACTATTTAATATTACTTTTGTAAGTAATTCAGCTTTATCAAATGATTTATTAGCTAATTTAGTTTCTAAAGATATTAACACATAATTTTTACAATCTTTTCTATACTTTAAAATATAATTTACAGCATTAACATATACTAATTTATCATAACCATTTAATAATCCTTGTGGATATTTATTAATATGTAATAATATTCCTTCTAATTCCCAGTTACTTAATGTACTAAGTGTTGTTGGTTTTCCTTTGCAAAAATATAACATTTTACAATATAAATCTAATAATTTATTCATAATTATAGTTGTTTTAATTTTTAAATAATATTTGTAGTAATAAAGCAATTAAACCTAAATCTAAAGCTATAGAATATACTAATAATCCTTCAAATCCTTTAAATATTTTATATTTAATTAATAAATAAGTAATCATTTTATTAGTTTTTAAATTAAAACCACCTAGGACTTTCCTAAGTGGTTATTTGCTATCGATAGCAATAATTAAATTTTAAGCTTATACACATTATTCTTAATGAGGATCATAAATTAACTTCTCACCTATATTCGAGATACTTAATCTTTAATTAATTTGTGTTCAGAACAGGATATGAACCTGTAGTTGAGTAGCCTCTTGGCCTAATTGGTTTAAACTGCATCACCAGTCCTATTCGCCGACAACTCGGTATGTCTTCCATTTCCACCATCTGAACATTACTACTTTGATTTGGACACAGGACAAAGTAGAGAAAACACCTCCTATTTTATTTTTCTATTAATTCTAAATTACTTTCTTCAATTAATTCCATAATATCTACTTTACCTAATTCAGTACATTCTTGCATTAACTCTATTAATTGGTTAATTCCTTCTTGAGTAAAAGCAAATCTATCTAATCTATAACTAGTATATTCTATTGAATTAGTTTGAATTTCATTTAAAGTAACACCTTGTATTCCTTGGTTAACATGATAATACACATAATTTATAGTATATTCATCACCTTCTTTTAACCAATTTTGAAGTATTATTTCTTGTGGTTTATTTTTATTATTTATACAAATACATTTTACTGACATAATTATTTAATTTATGGTTTTTACAAGTAATAATTAAGTGATTATCTTATCCATATCCGTTTGTTATATTTCAATAACAATTAATTCTTTTTATATCAGAAATAGGCTTTATTACTTGCTATCAAATCTACTTATAATATATTGGTTTTATTTTCTGATACCCAATATGTGTTATTCTTCACCAATTATAAGTTGTAGTCTTTAGAACTACTTAGATTAAATAATTACTTTAGATATATATTTTAATATCATATTATACTACAGATAATTTTAAATCACCACAAATTAATGGAGATTTTAATATTTTACTAATTAAATAATCTTTAAATTCTTTAGAATTATCAATAAAAGCTTTTTTTAATCTTTTTAATTCTAATTTTTCATTTAAAGAATGTTTAAAAATATTTTTATCAATGTCTATTTTATTAGAATTAATTTCTTTTAATATTTGAATTCTTTTTTGTTGATACTCATGTGTATCTTGAACTTTAATAGCTTTTGATTGTTGTGACATAATTAATCAATTAATTGTTTTCTTAAATTTTGAATTTGTTTTTTTGTTTTATTAAACATAATTTGGTTAAATTGTGTGTTTACTTCTAATGCTTTACTATTAGAATAAAATTCTAACCAAGCAAATAAGCATTCTAATGTTTTAAATTTTGAATTATACATATATATTTTTTAATGTAGTTTTAAAATATCCCCAGACTACTACTGTGCTAACCTACGATTTAGAGCTTTAGTGGTATTTCTAACTTTGCTATCTTCGTTCCCTTGTACTTCAGGCTAATATTTAAATTACTAATTTAACAAATGTTCGGTTATTCGGTAGTTATGTGTCAGGCTACAACCGTATAACCCAACAACATTTTTAAATCATTGACAATATCTCGGTAATAGTGCATTTCGCTTTCGTTATTTTAATTGTTCAAAACTATAACCTTTATCTGCATATTTACTTGCAATCCATAACATCTCTGATTTTTCCATGTTTTTTATTTATTAGGTTGTGCATAACTTACTTTCTAAAATTTGTAAAACATTTTCAAAATAATTTGTAAATGAAAATCTATCTATAAAATTAGGAGTAAGCATTTTAATAGAATTAATTGTATTAATTGTGTTTTTAACATCTATGATAGCATATTTAATTGACGCATGTTGATTAATTAAATTATTAGCGTATTCTTGTTCCATTATACTTGTTGGCATCATAATTTTAAATTTTTTAAGAGTTCATTTTGTTCTTCTGTTAAATTATTTTTTCTTTTTAATTCTAGCTTAATATCTTGTAGAATAAATATAACAAATAATCCAACAGTTCCTATTGTGGAGGTGAGTAATAATATCATAATTTTAAATTTTGGTTTTAAGGTAAACTATTAAAATTTATTATTCCATTATCTCCTTCTTGAAATACATGGTATTTTGTAAATATAAAAGTAGTTGTAGTTCCAGACATTGAACAATCATTGTTAACTCCTGTTGATCGCACAATATACAAATGAATATAAAACCCCATTGGTTTATTTAAATTATTAGTTGTATAATTTATTTTGTATGATGTATTTATAATATTATTAGGTGTAAAATCTCCACACCACCCCATAGGTTGAGTATATATATTGTATCCTACAAAAGTAGATACACTATTTGTATCTACAAATAATGTTATATATCCTCTTTTGTAAAAATTAGTACTATCCTGAGTATATGAGATTCTAGAAGTAAATGATTTACTGGTTTTTACTGGTTCTTCTATAGAAATAGGTTCAAGTGTTTTTTCTTTACATGATACAGTAATTATTACTAATAGGATCATCAATAGATTTATGATTTTTTTCATTAGATTAGGTTTTAAGATTATTAATTTATATTAAATATTTGTTTGCGGTTAATTAAAAAAAACAAACTAACTTTTACATTAGTTTGTTTTAATATGTACCCATTAAGTCCGGAGTCAGCTACTGATCTTATGACTTCTATGCATATTTCAGCTCATAAACATTTGTTCTTCGACTGTACTATTTTAGTAAGGCCAAGTCTAACCTAATCTTGGCGAGGTTATAAAATAATAACTTCATTTAATGGATTTACACCAACCTTATATCTAAGTATATACTTCATTATTATTTAATGTTTTTATTTTAAATTTATACTAAAATTAGAAAGGAATAGAAGCATCTTGAAGTAATATATGTACAAATTCATCATTCTCAATAAATGTTATATCTGCAACTCTTGTTATATTTTCAATAAATATTTCATCATCTACTAAATATTCTTTAAATTCTTTTCTTTTTTTTACATTATTATAAATTAATTTTCCCAATTGTATATATGTTTCTTCTTTTAACCATATTGTAGAATTTACTGGTGGTAATGTTGGAAGTAACATTATAGTATAACAATCTCCTTCTGGATCAAAAGACCCTAATCCTTCAGGCCATAATTTACATTTTATCATATTATATATATTTAATTTAATTAAAATTTTAAATAAGGTTTAACCGACTAACCTAAAAGGAGTCTTTTACATAAGACTTAAATGTATTGAGTAAAAACTATCACATTAAAACTCAACAAGAGACCTAGTGGGTGGAAATGATCCACCCTTTATTCCAAAACTAGGTTACTTAACTTCTAAGAATTAAGTGGTTGACTTTTTATTGTAGATACTACAGAAGTACCAAATGAAAACATTGTTTCATCTGGACGTGCAGCAGCACTTAAATGAGATACTGTAATCAATATTCCTTTATCTGTTTTTACAGCTCTAGCAGAATAAGAATTACCTTTACTCATACCATATACAAAATTACTTTCATATACAATACATGTTGCTTGTTGCAATTTTCCATTAACATCTTTAAATTCAATAGATGCTGGACGATATTCAGTACCATTTACATTAACTAATGGTTTTTCTGCAATAGATAATAATTTAGCTTCAAAAATTATTTCTTCTTGACCTGTTGTTGGATTTGAGATTGTTTTCATGATTTCTTGATTTTAATTGATTTTTATTGATTTATTTTGATTAATAGTATAGTTTAGAGTCTTTACAATAGACTAATTAACAATTAACAAGATGATATGATATTAAAATGTGTGAAACACGTTAAGCTAATAGCTATGACTTTAAAGTCTAAATATAATATTATATGAGAGCTTATTGATTATTAAATGTTATTTAACTATATAAAATTGATGCATATATATAAGCATATTCTGCTAAACATATTTGATGAAATTTATAATAATGTATTTCTTCATTTGTTAGTTTATTCATGACGTTTAGATTTAATAGATTCTAACCATATTAAAAAGTTTATTAATGAATATATACAGGCTATAATTAGTGTAAATATTGCAACTATTACATTAATTTGCCATAAACCTACAATAGATATTATAGCATAACCTAAATGTATAGATAAAGGTCTTTCATGATTAGCATCTGCAATTATATTCCATCCATAGAAAAATAATGCTATAAATGTTGTTAAAGTAAATAGATTTTCCATAATAATTTATTTTAAAAATGGTATTTCTCCTGGTTCTCCAGTAAGTTTTTTATATATTAATTGTGTTTTAGCTCCACTAATTGCTGTTTTATAAGCATCTAATGCAGCACTAGCTACTTTAATATCTTGAGTAGTATTATAATGTGTAGCTAAATTATCACCCATTTCTTGGGTTACTTTTATTACATCTGTAATAGTATTAGTTTTTATTTTGTTGATTTTTGACATGTCTATATAGTTTTAATTGTTTGCGTTTAAGTTCTATTAATTCTTGAGGTATATCTGCAAATTTTAAATTATTTCCATCTGAAATTAATTTTTTAATATAATTATCAAATAACCTACTTCTTTCTTTCCTGTTTCTTTCAAGGCTATATTCTATTTGATTATTTATATTTTGTAAATATCTTGTTTTAGAATAATTAATCACCTGTAACCTAAATTTAACATTATTTTTATATTTTAATTTATTTTTTTCATTACATTTTTGATTATAACATAATTTACATGTATTTTTAATATACGTTTTATTAAGCTTTTTATAAACATCAGTTCCGTAATGATCTATTGATTTTTCAATATTACAAGTTTTACATATTTTAGTTTCTAATTTAAGAGTAGTAGTTTCCATAATAATTTTATATAGTTAATAATATAAAGTATAAATAATTAGGCGGAAACATATAATATACGTATACAGATATATATTAAATCTGCTTGATTTCTCAGCTGCCACTCTTTAATTATTTATTATTGTATAATGAGGAATCACACCTCTTTCACTATAATGTTAGTCAATATATTACTTAATAAATTTAAGTTATTTGATTTAGTGTTGCTGTTCATAAACTAGCTTAAATAGTATTTATAAAATCACTTGTCCAAATTCTAGTGATTGGTTAAGTATTCTAATATATCTGATTCATTTCTAGATGAGAATATAACTTTTGTTTTATTTTCAATCTTTTTTCTAATCATATATAATCCATTTCTACAAGTATATCCTTGTCTTTTTAGATTATTATGTATTATTTTAAGATTAGTTATTTCTCTCCATTGTCTACCATTTCTAACACCAAAATCTATTGATCTTGTATAATTTGGATAAACTTGTTGAATATCTAATTGTGATTTTTGATTTAATATCATATTCCATATATTTTCTTTATCTTTTTTAGAGAATTTAGAAAAGGTATTAGACATTATATCTTTTTTCTTTTGAATTTGTTCAGCAGATAACTCATTATTAGTTAAACCACCTTTTCCACCTTTACAATGATTACATAAATTAGGAATTATAGATTTATAATAATCTATCCAATAGATTTCTTTTTGTTCCCAATTAGTTTCATCACATGTTTCAATTATGTTTATAATGGGTTTAAAACCTCTATTTAAAAGACTTTTAACCCATTTTAAAACATATCTACTGTTACTTCTTTTAGATTCTGCAATATGTGCATATAACCTTCTTTTAATATTAGTTGTTTTACCAATGTATCTAATATTATTGTGTTCATCACTTAAACTATAAATGTATATTATTTTCATAATACAAATATAGTGAATATATTTCATTTTAACAAAAATATCTTCAAGCAAGTGATTTTAATGTATTATATTATTGTATGATACAGAGCCTAACCAACTGTATTTATACTTAACCTGGTCACCAGGTCGGATGCATCATACAATAATACTAATTAGTTAATCTATCCCAATACTCATAAACATTAATTTTATCCGTGAGAAATCAGAGATTTATTAATGATTTATAATAAGTATTGGGATAGATATTAATAAGTTAATACTGATGTTGAAGTACAAATGTTATTCCAACGTTGTTCAGATGTATATTGTGGTATAACTTTAAATGTTTTGTCACACCATTTAGTTTCAATACCTAATTCTTTACACACATGATGTAATCGTTGATTAATTGTTTTAGTAAATTCAGGTAATTTAGTTTGTCTGTTAAAAATTGGTTTGCCTGATGTTGTTGTTTTTTGAAATGAGTTCATAATTGGATAGTTTTTAGATTGTTATTATTTGATTAGTTTGCAATTTGTGAATTGGTAGCGATTTACTGAATTAAACAGCACTGACTAATTAAGCTATAAATATATAAGAGAGTTATGTATTAGAGAATTATGTATATGAGGTTAAAAGTTAGGAAGGGGTGGTGTCACTCATCTCCTCATTGATCAACTTATTGACTATCAATTAGTTATAAGAAATAATATTCAATAATTTCTCTCAAATCTATTGACTAATTATCCTAAGTATCTCTTAAATGAATTAAAATTGTGTAATATTCTAGTATTATTTAAAATAATTAGACGCTATCTAATAATCAAATAACTAAGATCACTCTTCAAGTGACTAGAATATTTAAAGACTATAGGAATATTAATGTGCACATCAGATATCCCTCGCCACCACAATGAATTAAAACAAACAA